TAAATGCCACGGTTAACCATTTTCTGTAAACGGAGAATATTTCTTTCGTAAAATTCCTTCGACCTCATCATGCGTCAATCCTCCAAGAAATTTTTCAGTAATCTTTCCATTCTATCTTGTGCAGTCTCGTTGACAGAACGATGTTTCTTTTATTCCCAAAGTACAGATTGGGATTTTATGTCAAATAAGTCTTGCGGATGAAATACAAGGTTCTTATCGAGTTCAACTATGCCAACGATAGAGAACTTTCCGGGAACTTCTCGCTCGATTTTAGCCTTTGCTTTATTCTTGTCATTCGCAAACAACACGAACGGAGTTTGAAAGTGTCTGCATTTTTCGTCATCATCGTATTGGATTTTTACCCAATAGAAATTTTCGCATCTCACTTCTCTTGGTGTTGAGTGGCTTTCATCGCTTTGGATATTATAAGTACAATATCCGATGCACTGTGGATGTTCGTATGTTTCCATAAAATTTTCATTTCCGATACGAGTTACCAAGACCGCGTGAACGTCTTTCCAACCAACACGGTCATCATTGACCGTGTTATCGGCCATAACAATATCATCAGGGTCTATCACTTTTTTGCCAACCGCCAAATTCCAATTATTTGCAATATAATGTGTCATCTGATACCAGTTGTCAAATGTTTTTACTTCTTTCATGGCATCTTCCAAAGAACCACGATGAGGTCTATAAACAATCATACGTCAATCCTCCAAAAAATCTTCCAGTTCAATCTTACCCTCTGCCGCCGCAGCCGCCAGAGCGTACACGAACTGCCCGATGGTCATTCCGTGCCGTCTGGCTTCACGGTTGATGTACTTGCGTTCTTCCTCGCTCATAAGGATGGTAATGCGCTTAGACCGCTTGCCGTCACCGCTTGCAACGCCCTGATGCGATTCTGGCATCGGGATTTTTTTCTTTGCCAATCCAGCTTCAGCCAGTGCGCCGGGGATATTGCCCTGTTCAATCAAACGCTGCACTTCTTTTGCCTGTTTCAGCTTCTTCGGCTTACTTTCGCCTAACACGGCATCATTTGGCTGGCTTTCTCTGTCTTTGGCTTGCTTCGGCTTAATACTGCTTAATTCTGCTTCACTTGGCTGTGTATGGCTGTCTATGGCATCACTAGGCTTAATCGGTGATTGTTCGGCATCATTTGGCTTTGTTTGGCTTACTTCTTCTTCCTTTGGCTCACTTCGGCTTAATGTCTGTTCCGAAAAAATAGGCTGGAAGTCAAACCCGCCAAGCAAACCTGTGGATTTTTTGCTGGTTGACTTCATCTTGTTCTTTCCTTTCTTTCGTCTGTTTTTGGCTCTTTTGGAAGAGGCATCCAATGGGTTACGTCTTTAAGGACTTCTCTATCCCCCCATTCATCAAGAGAATCTGTTTTCCATTGATTTTTGCCAAACCTATCTTTGGTTAAATACCCAACATCGATGCACCCTTCCGTAAAAACAATTACATTTTCCAGTTCTTCTGGCAACTGATTATTTACGCTTATCCAAGCTGGATAGCTGTCTGGCACATCAAAACTATCTGCGTCAATAGAATCAAGACAAGTCCCAATTCCACAAAGATATTCGCTGTCATTCGGACGGTGAAGTGCTTCCACTTCGTTGTAATGGTTTTGCAGATAATCTCTTAGCTTGTCTGCGTCAATCAGTCGCATTTTTATCCCCCTCTACAATCTTCTTCGCAGCGGCTTTCATCAGGCTTTTGAAGTTATCTATTGGCATCCCCATAACGGTTTCTCCTAACCTATAATCTCTTGCGCTGTCCGATAAATTTATAAGTTCCGAAGCGATTTCCTTTCTTGTGCTGTACGAAAAGTCTTTCAGGTGGCTATTTTCGTGATTTGCGCACTCATATTCATCGGAAAATTCTTTTCCGCAATATTCGCAATAGAAAAACTCTCTTGTCCGACTTCTCATTTCTCATTCTCCTCCACAATCTTTTTTGCCAGCTCTTTGAAGTCCTCTGCGCTGGTACTCTTTGCCGTATCACCGCTAAACAGGCTGTGCCGCTCTGCTTGCGCCTTACGAACGCCCATAGACGGTCTAATCTTCACGTCCAGCAGGGTTGTACCCATGCTCTGTGCAATCACAGGGAGCTGCTCCACAACCTCTTTTGACAAGTTCTCACGGCTCTTGTACTGGTTCAGAAGCAGACCTTCAATTTTCAAAGTCGGGTTGAAGTATCTGCGAACGTCACCGATGGTCTGTGAAAGCTGGCTCAATCCGGCAAGCGCATAGCGGTCTGCTGTAATTGGAACGATAATGCTGTTGGCGGCGATCAGAGCGTTTACAAGCGCAAGACCGAGCTGCGGGGGAGTGTCCAGAACAATGTAATCATACTGTGCAGACACGGATTCCAGCGCTTCACGCAGCCGGAAGTTCTTGCCCATGTCCCGAACAAGCTGCTCGTCAATGTCCTTCAATGCGTTGTCTGACGGCAGAATGTCACCGGCTTCACAGTGCTGGATTCCCTCTTCTACCGTACCCTGCCGGGTCATTACATCGAACAGGGTACACACGTCCTCTGTCTGTGCGCCGTAGGTGTCTGTTGCGTTGCACTGGGCATCGCAATCCACCAACAGGACTTTCTTTCCGAGCAACTGCAACGCACCAGCCAGACAAGTGCTTGTGGTGGTCTTTCCTGTGCCGCCTTTCTGGTTGGCGACAGCTATAATTTTTGCCATTTTATCACTCTTTCTTTATTTCATTTTTGCGCCGCAATTTGGACAGTAGTGGTAAAGTTCTGGTGCAGCAGATGCTTGACTAGGGAACTTGCAGTTAGAGCATACCCAAAAAGCATCATCTAAGCAAATACTTTCTATCCAATGACCGGCGGGTCGCAAAGAATCTGTATCGTCTTTCAATTCTCTTAATCTTTCAAGTGCATCTTCTAAAGCAATATTATCGCCTTCTTCAAGAAGTCTGTTTCGGTAATATTCCATCAACGGCGCAACGTCTACGATTTTTTTACTCATGCTTTCTCCTTTCTGCATCATCTGCTCACTCTGACTACTTTTGCATCGATTCAATGGAATAGAACGCTGGCATATACCTATCCACAACGCCAGCCTTGTCCACGCTTCTAATCAGATAGCCAACAGGTCTATCTGGGAACGGAGACCTATCCAAAGACAAAATATCCTTATACGCTGCCTTCACCGTGTCGTAAACCGCTTCTCTGCGTCTTGGTAGCTTGATTTCAGGATGCTCTTTCTTCATCCACTTCTCAACCACTTTTGCCACGTCAATGCAGTCTTGCTTTTCCAGCTCGTCACACACAGACCAGTCAAAATCCTCGTATCCGCTTCTGCGGGGCTTTCTGGCGGCTTTTTGAGGTTCGACCGATACTTCACTTGCCTGAGCTTCAATCAACGTCTCAGATGCTTTAATTTTGGGCTTGAACTTGACTGCCACAGCCTTTCGTGCTACAAGAATCGGTTCATAAGTCACCACAATGTCAGACACTGCATTGATTTCATCTACTGCAACGTCAAGCACTCGTTTGCGAAGGTTCTTGTAAACATCATAGCTGGCTTCCGTCGCACCGAGCTGCTCTCTCAGTTTTTTCAGACTGATTTCATGCGGCTTGCCGTCCATGTTCAGCCAGTCCCGAAGAATCGAGTAAAGCAGAATGCTGTACTGAGACTTCATTCGTGACGTGTAACGCAGCCGATACCGAACATAGCCGCTTTCAGCAATGTCAAAGAAAATAGGTCGAAGGTCAGGGTTGCAAGTGATTGCAACAACATAAGACCTTGTTTCTGGCACATAGTCCAGTTTTGCCCTTGTGAAAAGGACAAAGCTCTCAAACGTGCCCTTCTCTTTGTCAATAGGAATTGACACCGTATTTCCCAGAAAGTGCTTGATCTGCGGCTCAATCCTTCGTGCGTCAAGGCTTTTTAACCCAAGCAGGTCTCTGTACTCTGCCAAAGTGAACTCCACACGGCTGCTGCTTGGGTCTCTCGGATTTATTCTTGACAAGTAAACCTCTAGCAACCGAAGTTCTCCTGCGGTGTAGTCCCTGAACTTCGCCCAAACAAGGGATTTGCTTTTCTCAACAAGGTTGTTGTCTGATATTTTTGGCATCTGCTCACTTCCTTTAATGGTCTGAAAACAGTATATCACAAGTAGGGGGACGTGTCAACAATTTTCGTCCCCCATGACTTGTCTTTTTGTCCCCCATAGGGTCGTCAAAACGTCCCCCATGACTTGTCAAAATGTCCCCCATGCTTTGTCATTTCGTCCCCCGTCTACCTATTATATATTAAACAAGAAATAAACAAGAGGTTAAATATCATCGTTAAATAGGCGATGACGATAATTTTCAACAATTTCTTTGTTTTTCCATTCCAGCTTGTGGATAACTCAACCTTCCATTTGCTGAATAAAGTCTTTCCAGCAATGATTAGTTTTATCTAACGTGTACAAAAAGTGGATGAAAAACTTTTGAGCCGGTGTTATGGGGGACGGATTGACGATCCGATTAAATGCAAGCTACATATTATCGCTACTACGTTATTTATTCCGCGCAAATGTTGTCGGTTCATAGCCCATGGGGGACAAAATGACAAGGTAAAGGTATACCTAATCTGCATGAAACGTGGACAAAATGTTCTTCAAAAACTGCGATAATTCGACAATTAGCCGCTTATATTATTCGGATTCACTGTATAAGAATCGTTGGACTTCATAGCGGCTTTCGTCCCAGCGTCCTGCGCCTGATAAAGAATCTCCATCTTTGGGGCGGTTCCGTTCGGGTCTGGGTCTGTCCCGGTAGCCTGCGCTATCTCATAGTTGCCCGATACCATCCGGCAGACAGAGACCCTGTCCTTCAATGGCGTATGGAGGTTTGCCAGAACCTCCGTCAGCACACCGATGTGGTCTGAACCGTGATCTCCGTACCGCATATACAACAAGGCATCTATCTCGTAGGAGGAACATTCCATCATGGCATCTATGAGAATCTTACGCTTTTCCATGTCGGAAATGTCGTCCTCTAGATGTTCCAGCAGCCCCGGATGAATGCAAGCGTCCATGTATCGAGCCACCGATACGCCGCAGCAGGTGAACCAGCGCATAGCCATTGGCAGGGAGATGGCTGCCAGACCTTGCTCCCAGTTGGCAATCGTGCCACGATTTACACCCATCCGTGCCGCCAATTTCTGCTGACTCAAGCTAGAACGCATCCGTGCCATCTCTAATGCTTTGGCCGTTCTTACCAAATATTCATCCATAAATTCACGTCCTTTCAACAAAATTCTGCAAAACTGCCGGATTCGACAAGCCAAAAAATGGAAAAAGCTGCTATGGAGAACCAACAGCAGCCTATGTTATAACTGTATTGTCAAAAAATTCCAAATAGAAAGGAAACACAAAATGAAAGAAACTGTAATCTGGAACCATGAACGTATGCCGATCATCGACGGAATGCCTGCCAGCGTTACCGATGGACAACCACACACACCTGAACCATGGGAGGAAAGCTAATGAACCGAACCGTAGACGCTCTGATTATTCCATACACTCGTACACGAACGCTAGAGCTTGTCCTAAGCCTTTCTGGGTACGAAGCTGATAAAGATGCCTACCTCGAAGCAAAAGGCATCCTAGAACGTGCCGTAGCCGCCTTAGACGATGGGCGCGACCCGGCAGATAACATCGAACGCATTGACGGACAGCTTGTGGAACTGTGAAAGGAGAAGAAGATGGACTTTACGAATGGATTCTATAAAGCCGAGAACCCTGTCGTTCTTGAAGAAGTGAAAACTTTCCTCCAGTCAATGGAACGGCGCGGAGCAACCGTGAAGGACTTGGACGATGCCATTGTGCAGCTAAACAATGTTTCGCACAGCATTAGCACAAACGCTCTCGTCAAAGCAGATGTGCTGGACGATTTACCGGATAACCCTTTTCGTTCCATACTCAACGGAATGTTACAAAGCAAAGGGTAACTTAAACTTAATGTGGCTCTTAATCATTGTCATTGCAATTTTTGGTTTCCCCGATGCAAAGTAACGGATGCAAAGAAAACGTTCGATTTTTATGAAGTTGTTCAAACTGCATTGACTATACAACTGAAAGATGTATAATCGTATCAAATGAACATTCGTATTTGCTGATCGGGAGGATATGCTGCAATGAGCGAACAAGAAAGAGCTAAGATTGACAGGTTTATCGAATGGCTGTTGGAACATCCTGAAAAGATTCCGGCAGCGGAGCAAGCCCTAGACCTAGAATAACAGAAAACCCCTTGCGCAGAGCTACACCAGCCCGGCACAAGGGGTTTTTATTTTACCGGGTTAATCTTCACAGACTTTCATCAGCTCATTGAACCTAGAAGAATTTGCGCTTACGGTTTCGGATGCCTTGTGCCCGTCCTCGTAGGTGACATAGAACGTCACATCGGCTTTGGATTTTGCAGTAGCAGAGCCATAAATAGCACCAGGAAGCCCACCAACAGCACCGCCGACCGCTGTGCGAACAGCAGCGCTTCCTGCTTTCTTACTAACCCCAGAAGCGACAATCTTTGCTTTTATAGGCGTTTTGTACATTTTCTGCTTTAGCTTATTTTTCTCCATAAAAAGATTGTATTCCTTTTTGCCCTTAAAGAACAAAAACAGACCAACCGCCATACAAATGATAAAGGCAGTGGTTGAATACATCAGGAGAAGAAAGGAAAACACAATGAAAACCATTCCGAACGAGTACATAAACCTTGCACCCATGTGACTGCTTTTATCTTTAAGAAGCTCTTCTTTGCTGTGCTTTTTCATCATCCACCTCACTTAAAACCAGTGGTTCTTTCTTTTGCGGTAACGATATTTTCTGCCGTTGCCATATAGCGCACGGTCATTGCCTTTTAACAAGGCCTGCATGAACCAGAAGCAAAAGGCACATCCACACAATAGGTAATACAAAATCTTACCTCACATCTTCTCGATCAGGTTCATCAGCGCTTCACGCTGTTCCTTTGGCATAGATTCAAGCTTTTTTCTAATCCGCTCCAATGCTGCATCGACTTCACTTTGCGGCTGCTGGGGCGGGTTTTCTTTTTGTTCGCCATTGAGAAGGTAGTCTACCGATACGTTGAAGTAGGCTGCAATTTTAGAAAGAACCTCTGCGGACAGGCTCTTGGTTCTCCCGGATTTTAACTCGGAAAGAAAACTACGGCGAATCCCGATGTTGGCACAAAGAGTTCCGTCTTTAATTCCCTCTTTTTCGCAGAGTGCATGGATGTTGTTGTACAAGTCCGACATAAGAACACTCCCATATTTGTGCAAGTATACAAATGCACAGAATTTTGTACAAAAGAGTTGACTTGTACAGAAGCCTGTACTATAATACAGACATGGGCAGTACAGAACACTGTACGATATGAACTCTCTACACCATTATATTAGTACAGTTTTCCGTACTTGTCAATAGATTTTAGCAAATGGAGGTGGAATTTTGAAAGAAAACTTCCGTTCTGGCTTTGAGCTGGAAGTGAAGATGAAGCTGTTGCAGCGAGGTATGAAGCAAACGGAGCTGATTCAGGAGGTTCAAAGCGATACTGGATTGTTCCTTGATGATTCGTACCTCTACAAGATTCTTCGTGGCGAGCGAAAGCCGGAGAAGATTATCCAGAGCATCTGTAAGATTCTGGAAATCGAGCAGAAACCCGAAAATTAACCTGAACTGTGACAGCGAAAATATTTGAGCATGAAAACACAAAAAAGAAAGAGAGGAAAAATGAACGAAATCGTACTATCCACGAAAAGTGGCGAACCGGTAGCGTCTAGCCGTCAGGTTGCCGAGAACTTCGGAAAGGAACACAAGGACACTTTGGAGAGTATACGGCAGATTTTGGCGGCGGAAAATTCCGCCACCAAATCCATGTTTTACGAAACCACGTTTGAGAACAGGGGCAAGCAGTACCCCATGTACCTGATGAACCGTGACGGCTTTACACTGCTGGCTATGGGCTTTACCGGAAAGGCTGCTCTTGAGTGGAAGCTCAAGTATATCGCAGCATTCAACGAGATGGAGAAGAAGCTGACCGAACAGCCGCAGCTTACCCGCTCGCAGCTCCTTGCAACTGCATTGATCGCAGCACACGAGGAACTGGAAGAAAAGGACAAGCAGATTGAAACCATGAAGCCGAAAGCGCTTTTCGCTGACGCTGTGAGCGCAAGCAGCCAAAGCATTCTTGTTGGTGAGATGGCAAAGCTGCTGTCGCAGAACGGCATCCAGATGGGGCAGAACCGCCTGTTCCAGTGGATGCGTGAGAACGGATACTTGATTAAAGACAAGAAGCGGACGGACTACAATATGCCAACGCAGAAGTCTATGGAACTTCGCTTGTTTGAAATCAAGGAAACGTCCATTGCACATTCCGATGGGCACACTTCTATCAATAAGACCCCGAAGGTGACGGGTATCGGTCAAGTCTATTTCGTTAATTTCTTCTTAAAGACGGAGAAGAGCAAGAAAGCGGAGGGCTGAACATGGAACAGATTTTGACATTGAAGGTAGACCTAGAGCACCCGGACGATGCGAAGTTTGCCATTGACGAGGCTGTGAAAGCCTACGAAGAAAGCAGCAAAAAGCACTGGGAAGCTTGCGAGCTCAACGAAACCAAAATCAGGGCGCAAAAAATTTTGTTCGATCTGTGCGACGATGGTTACAGCATGATCTGGACAATCACTGATGGCGCTGCCGGGCTGACGATCTGGAACGATTTCAGAGAGCCTAGCGTTGGTCAGTGCTATATGACAGAAAAAGGACTGCGTGACATCTGGGTCGAAAGGCTGGTTGCACTGTGCATTGCCACAGGCCGGGAAGTCCCGAAGTTCATCACGGACAAGGCTGGTGAGTGCTGGTGACGAATTTTCGCAAGGCGCAAAGCCGCAAACGCAAATTAAAACTGGCGATGGCAGCTGGCATGTCCCGAAACGATGCCAACAAGTTTCTTTGGATGGAAAAGATGCTGAACCAGTGCTTTGAAAGGCATAACCGGGAAGCCAGACTGAAAGAGGAGATGCAGCGTGGAAGAAAAGTACTGTGAGCGCTGCGGTGTCTTTCTTGGCCTTGTAAATCCGTGCAAGAAATACTGTGAAGAATGTAAAATCATTGTTCGCAGAGAACGGCAGGCTCTTATAAAGAAAGGAATTAAGGCTAAGCCGGAACCGGCTTTATGCGCTTGGTGCAAGAAGCCAATGGTTCGGAAGGTCTGGTCTCAGAAGTATCACCCTGAATGTGCAGCAGATGCAAACAAGGCTTTGACCAAAAAGTACAAAGCCAAAAAGCAAAAAGAGCTGAATGAGCTAAAAGCATCTGGTGAGTTCAAAATTACTTGGGATGTGCAGAAGCCAGAACGTGCGAGACCTCAAAAGCACGAGCCTCCAAAGTATACCGTGCGACAGATGAACGATGCCGCAAAACGATACGGCATGAGCTACGGCCATTACAGTACTTTACTTGCACAGGGAAAGGTGAAGGCCCCTGATGAACGGTAAATATTACGGTCAGCGGGAAATCCGGTGGCACAGCCAGGAGAAAGAACGGCTGGAACACATCAACAAGCGAAAGGAGAAAAATGAAAGCACTCGTGGAAATCGTCCTGATCTGGGGCATCGTCCTGGCATTGATTCTGGCAACGTTCCTGTTGAACTTCTGGCTGGTGCATCACATCGAACTCCTGGTCGGAGTTAAGGCGACATGGTACATCATAGGTGTTGGCGCTCTGATGGCAACCATCTGGATTTTCGGTGTTGGTAAAAAAGCATGACGCTGGAAGATGCAATGAGGGCCAGGTACTTCAACATCAACGACCTTAGCCGTAGATCGGGAGTATCAAGGCCGACGATTTACAGCATCTTGGGCAAGCGAAAGAAGCAGAAAAGTTCCGTTCGGGTCGATACGCTTCTAAAAATCGCAAAGGCCTTGAATGCAAAAATTGCCATTAGTGAAAACAAGCCAAGCGGATTTGATATTGTCTTAAAAGAGGTGAAGAGAAATGAAAACTGTTAAAGGCACTGTATTGTGCTTTATAAGCATATCCATCGCCGTTGCAGCACTTGGATGTGGAAACGCCATCAACGGTGCTTCCAATGGCTGGGGTATGCTTGGATATACGCTACTGTCCGTCTCAATGTTTTTTACTGCTTTGATTCTCGCTATTATCGGCGTTAGCGCGGAGAATGAGCGTATTGAACGTGAAAACCGTAAGATTAAGCGAGTGCACCACCGCACCAACGAGTGGAGGGATGCTCAGTGAAATGCCCGATGTGCGGACAGGAAAGTGTTACGACCGTCGACACTAGAAACGAGGACGATTGCATTATTCGCAGAAAGCATTGCTTGAATAAAGAATGCGATTACCGGTGGTCTACTATCGAAATCGACACAAGCCAGTGGTACTCAGCTCTTCAAATCCAAGAGCACAGAAAACAGAGAGGACGGCCCAGAAAGAATGATTAGCGTGAACCTAGATAGATTCGGTGGCGTGACCGAGCCGGAGGACGGCGTGTACTTTATGACCAACAAGCAGATGGCAGAAGCGAAAGAAGCTGACCGGCTGGCAGCGATTGAGGACTTGCAGTCTGAGATTGAGGACAGGGAAGCAGAGCTGAAAGACCTCCGCGCACAGTTGGCAGACCTGATGGCTGGTTGATTTTGTACAGCCGTATTAAGCCAAAGCAAGAACAATGAAGCCTAATGAAGCCGAAGAAAGGAAAGAAAATGAGCAAATACAAGAAAGAAATCAAGCACTGCGAAAAGTGCAATAAGCCTTTTTCGGTGCTCCCGAACAGCACAGAAACTCTTTGCGCAAGTTGCAAAAGGAACAACTTGGAGGAAACGCTTCGCAAGAACGGTCACGCACCGCAGCACACGCTTGTTAGGAGCTTTTGTGACAGCCTTAATGAAGCGTTTGCTGTAGAAGATGCCGCAAGAAGGGCTTCGTGGGACGAGAGCACAAGCATTGAGAAAACGTGTCGTGACTGCGGAAAAGCATTCGAGATTTCTCGTGCAGAGCGCATTTTCTTTGAATCGCATAACATGGCACTGCCCAAGCGTTGCCCGGCTTGCCGTAAAGTGAGGAAAGAAGCGAGTAAGGAGGACAACTGATGGACAACAGCAAAATCCATGAAGCTCTGATGGCTGTTCAGTCAGAGTTGAAAGCCCCGAAGGGGCAGATGAACACATTTGGCGGTTACAAGTATCGCTCTTGTGAGGACATTTTGGAAGCGGTCAAACCAATTTTGAAAGAACACGGTTTGCTTCTTACCCTTTCTGATGAACCTAAAGTGTTAGAGGGGTGGCATTACATCGAAGCGACCGCAAAGGTGGAAACTCTGGATGGTGGATGCATAACGGTTACTGCTTACGCAAGAGAACCGGAGCAAAAAACCAAGATGGATGCAGCGCAGGTGACTGGAACGTCTAGTAGCTACGCCAGAAAGTACGCCTTGAACGGTTTGTTCTGCATTGACGATACGAAGGACGCTGACACGGACGAGTACCAGAAGCAGACCACAAGCAGGGCAAACAAGCCTGCACAGAAGCAAACGGAAGCGGAAACCATCCCCCCATGCGCTTGCTGCGGAAAGCAGTTGCAACCTATTCAGTACAACAACCGCACCGTCACTCCGTTGGAAACTGCAAGAAGCACGAAAAAACGCTTTGGGCGCGTCCTGTGTTGGGACTGTGCTCAGAAACAGCCGAAGGAGGGCTAAACAATGCTCAACTCTATCGCAATTCAGGGGCGTCTGGTTCACACGCCCGAAGCTAAGGTTACGAAATCCGGCAAGGATGTTTGTACGTTCAGCATTGCTTGTGACCGTCAGAGTGGCGGCCAGAAGGAAACCGACTTCTTTAACTGCACCGCATTTGGCAATACGGCACTGTTCGTTTCCAAGTGGTTCCAGAAGGGTAGCCTAATTCTGGTGACTGGCAGCATCCAGACCCGGAAGTATACCGACAAGCAGGGAAACAGCCGCACCGCAACGGAAATCATGGCGAACAAGGTTGACTTCTGCGGTGGAAAGTCTGACAGCAAACCCGCCGATCGGGCGCAGGATGCACCACAAAATTACTCTCATGGCAACACGGACGATTTCTCTGTGATTGACGACAGTTCTGATCTCCCTTTTGACTAACGGTTACGCTACCGGGACAAAAGGCGAGAAAGGATAAAAGATGAAATTGATTGTTGTGGATAACGGAAATGCGCTCATCAACGCTGACACCGTTGCTGGAATTGAAAAAGAGCGAAGCAACATTTCGAGAAATGATGACGTAATCAAAACGGAATACAGCTTAGTTGCTCGCACAGGCTGTGAAGAAAACAGCAAAGTCTACCGCATCGGAACATACACGAGCAACGAGATTTGCAGTGCGGCTATGTACGAACTGAGCAATTTTATCATAAGCGATGGCGACAAAACGTTCCGTGCATTCAACGATGAGGACTTTAAGGAGCATTTTCCAAACACGAAAATTCTCCGCTAACCCATAAGAGCTGCGCTATCTGGCTGGACGGGCGTTTGGAAAGATGATTACCTGTTGTCTCAACTGCACATCACGCCACCAAGCTTGCCACGACACTTGCGAGAAATACAAGGCGGAGAAAAAAGACTTCGAGGAACGCAAGGCGTTCGTGCATGAGCTGAACCACAGCCAGAGCGTGTACCACCGCAATTACGAAGACAAGCACCGGGAACGTGGCAAGAAGCGGTTTCTCGGAAGTGAATTTAGAGGTGAACGATAAGTGTACATTTTATCTCAATGCAAGCACATCATCGTAAATACCGATTACGTATCCGAAATTTACTCGTGTAAAAGAATCATGCACTCTGAAATTTCGGGAAGAAGAGAAGAAATGGGTGCAATTTGTTACGAAAGCAAAGATGACGATGTGATTATCGGGAGATACCATAACGAAGAAACCTCAATGAAGGTATTGCAAGACATTATGGGAGCTCTTTGCAGTGGAAGCGTCACGCGTTTTGATATGCCAGAGGACAACGCATGAACACCGGCAAGCAGTTTGAAGCAGACTTCAAAGCATCCGTGCCAAAGGATGCGTGGTGCTATCGGCTGAAGGACAGTGCTGCCACCTACTACGGCGGCAACGAAAACCTGTCCTTCTCCATTGACAACATCTGCGACTTCCTTGTGTACCGTTACCCGATGAACCACCTGTTTGAGCTAAAAACCATTGAAACGCCCTCTATACCTCTGGAAAAGGTGTTCGGCAAGTACGACAAGGCAAAGTGCAAATACCGCAAGGAAAAACACATCACGGACATGGTGGATGCAATGGGGTACAGCGGTCAGACCGCCCATGTGATAGTCAATTACAGGGCGGTCAACCGCACCTTTGCAATCCCTGCCAGCAAGGTTCTGGCGTTCCGTTACAACGAGAGCCGCAAGAGCATCCCTTGGCAGTGGGCAGAGCAAGAGGGGATAGAGGTAAAAGCAAAAAGGTTGCGTGTCCATTGGCGGTATGATGTGGATGGACTGCTAAAGAGATTGGAGGAAGAACATGAGCATGAAATGTAACCGCTGCGGAGAAGTGTTTAATCCTGAACCGCCCGATGAGATGGGGAGGCATAAGCCCAATGCCGTGATTCTGGTTGACAAGAACGTGCATGACGCATGGGACTACTGGAGTTGCGATTGCTATGATGAACCGTTTCTTTGCCCATCTTGCATGGCTGCACTTAACGACTGGTTGAAAGGAGATAAAAAATGAGCGACATACGGTTAGTTAATGTAGTGCCAATCGTCAACGGATGGAACGATGTGGCGAAGAAGAATCTGGATGAGGCCAAAACCTTGATGGACTCCGGGAACTATCCCGACTACAACGCGGGCGTTGTCAAGGAAGGCGTTGCGAACCTCATTTCCGGGCTTGCCGATGACCTGATGAAAGCTCCTGCTGTTGACCCGGAGAGCCTGCGACCGGTGGCGCATTGGGAAGAGAACGTTTGCTTAGATGATGCCTTTTGGGTGTGCTCGAACTGCAAGTTTCCTAGTGAAGCGATAGCTGCGCCCCGCCTTTATCACTATTGCCCGAACTGTGGCGCAAAGATGGAGGAATTATTGAAATGAAAAACAAAATAAATCACCGTTTTATCCGCTTCACAATCGCAACCGTAGCACTACTGCTCACGCTGCTCTTTACATCCTGCCATCCGACCGCCGCTAAAGCCTCTGCTAAAGCGGAAGAAGCTAGCAAACCGTGTTATCACGTCACGGTCTATTCCCCGGAAATTGAAAAAGTAGGCTACGGTAGCGCACGGCATCCAAAGTACACCATTACGGTGGAAAGCTTTAACGAGCTGATTCCGATCTCTAGTGCAAGAGATTACAAACTACTCCAAATACCTCTGGGAGACGGTCGATTTGAGCTTGTATCCACTTCAATGGTTGAAATTGAATACTACTGAAAGAGGTAGAGCTATGCAAAAGAAAATTTCAGACATTTTGCCCAAGACCGAAATCTTGGCGCAGTTGGCAGAAGAAGCGTCCGAACTGGCACAGGCTGCGTTGAAGCTGCGCCGGGCGCTGGATGGCACGAACCCGACACCGAAGAGTGTTGAGGAATGTTTAGAAAATATACAAGAAGAAATGGCGGATGTTTTTGTCTGCCTAACCATGTTTGGCAAGTCCGCCGAAAGAGACGGAATCTTGATTTATAACAGGTACATGGAAAAGGTTATCAAAATCGAAGATGAAAAAGAAACCCGCTGGCTTTCTCGCCTTGAAGCAAAGGAGAATAAAAATGGCTGAATATCATGTTGGTTGCGGGATGTTTGGAAACATCTATGCAGGAACGATGGCACCGCCTCGAAAAGATGGCTTGAAGATGTGGCGCAACAAGTCAGATGTGACCGATGAAGCGATTACGGCGGTCATGGGGCATTTCATCACGAAAATGATGCGTGACAATAAGACCAAAATTCAAAAGGCATGGGAAGTCCGTGGTGGCAAAACACTGAAAGTCACGTTTGAACTTTCCACCGACAAGGAGCAGCCAGATGAATAAGCATGGAAACCGCCCCTTAAATGGCAAACAGGCGATGTCAACCAACCTCCGCAAAATCGCACGGCAGAACCAGTTGTACGGCTTTCATATTGCTTTGGATGGCATTGCCACCACATGGGGCGCACTGATTCAGAACCTTCGGTGCGATGCAGACCTGACCGATGAACAGGTGCAGAAAATCATCCGCATCGGTGATAGGTACTGGGAGATGGTCGGCAAGTTCAAAGAAGAGGACATGACCCCTGACGAGTTTGCTGATTACATCACAGCAAAGTCAGAACAGGTCGAAAAAGAGCTGAGAGAAAGGTGGAGCTAACAATGTTTGAATTTGCAACTCGCTGGCTGGTCTGCCTAGTCCTGCTGGCGGTAGTAGTTCAGTCCGAACGGACAATTAAGAACATGGCGAACAGTCTGTTTGAGGAACGGCAGGCAATGCTCGTCTGGCTGTTTATCAACGTGTGTCTGGTCGTTTGCACGGCTGTTGTGATGGGGTGGAAATGATGATTCAGGAAATCAACATGGTAGGGCGTGAAAGACTGGCTTTTCTGTATGGTCTTTATAGCGGCTGTGCGGAATCCGAAACTGAGCTTAACGCCAAAGGCATTTATCAGAAAATTGCTTCCGAGCTAGCTTGGTGTTTGGGATTCAACGATAACGGCAGCAAATGTTATGAGATGAACGGGGAATAACCAATGGATAATGAACTTTACTGCCCGATGAAGCTAACCAGCAACCCGCTTGGTCGGTGCATCTGTGAGAAAGAAAAGTGCGCTTGGTGGAATCAGTGGGATTGCCGCTGTGTAGTCTGGATAATCGCACAGCAGTTGGGCGTAATCGGAATGAAAATGAAGAGGTGAGAGTATGAACGAGTGGATTAGCGTAAACGATTCGCAACCGAAAAAAGACGGAATCTACTTTGTTGTATACAAATTTTGGAGTTTGGACGATTGTGTTTCAACAAGAGAATTTAGAGGTGGTAAGTGGATAGAAGAGGTTGGACGTGAAGAAGTCAGGTTCTGGATGCCGATTCCAGAACTGCCAAAGGAGGCCTGACACATGGCAACACCCCCAAAGCGTGGTCGTGGCAGGCCGCCGCTGACCGAAGCCGAAAAGAAAAAGCGTGAGAAGCGAGCGCAAAAGGCGAAAGAACAAGCCGCTGCAAAGCGTGAGAAAGAGCGAGAGAAGAAGCGTATACAGAACCTCAACAAGAACAAAAGCATCCGTTCACAGGTCAGTAAGAAGGTAAAGGAGCAACAGGCGTTGGCTATCGAGAAGCTGAAGATGATGAACACAGGGGATTTGCAGTCAAGAATCGGCGATGAAGAGGACAAGAAAGTTGTCGGCATGATTGCGGCAAAGTATTTTGGCGACCTTCCGAGTGTGGACATGAACAACCCCATTGAAGTGCAGCAACGCCTTGATTTCTTCTTTGACGCTTGCATCGAAGCCAGAATATCCCCTGTTGTGGAATGGATTGCATTGGTTCTTGGCATCGAATGGCCTAGCCTGAGACAGATTATGACAGGCAAACGCCGTGACGACAGCTTGCAGCAGAAGTACATCTTGAAGCTGATTCTGCAAATGCAGTCCATGTGGGCGTACAACGGTATGTACGGGCAGGAGAATCCGGCAGAGTGGATTTTCCGAGCCAAGAACTACTTTGGTATGCGTGACAACGTGGAAGTCACCGTTGCGCCGCCTGAACAGCCGTTGGGCGATGCCCAGAGCGCAGAGCAGCTCGCCCAGAAGTACCAGACGGCTTTGCCGAAGGGGATTGACGTGGAGTACAGAGAGGTGGAAGAACATGACTAACGGTGATTTCATTCGCTCCATGACGGACGATGACATTACGGAGAACCTAACACCGGGAATCTGCGAGCTTATCAAGCATCGAGACCCGGAGCGTTGCCAAAACCGTGAGCATTGCTTTCATTGCGTCAAGGACTGGCTGAAAGAGAAAAACAAAATCATGGTGAGGGCTGACAAATGGGAAAATTGATTGACTTCTCCGACCCCTGCCTACGCACGTTCCTGCCTGTCCTCTTGCAAGACCGTACGACCGGCAAGAACATCATCTGGGCGACAGACCCGCCGCCTGAACTTGGCGTTGGCTTTGCAGATGAAATTACGCTGGAACAACTGGACAAGGTTCAACTTGTTCCTCGTGTGCAGAAACGACTTGCAGACCAAAAGAAGCGAACCAGCAAGAAAGCAGAGGTGTTTACTCCAACATGGGTCTGCAAGAAGATGGCAGACGTTGCTGAAAACGACCTGAAGGGCGTGAACTGGAAGGAGTACATCAACAAGACTTGTCTTGAAGTAACCTGTGGCGAAGCGCCGTTCCTGACAAGCCGATATGATACCACAGCAGGGCAGATGATTGCTGTGCCGGACAGAATCGGTCTGCTGGATAGGAAGCTAAATGTTCTGGCGGAGCAGTTCCATGACTACGATATGTGGATGTGCTGGGCAATTAGCGCCTACGCATCGACATACGGCTATGAGTGGCAGGGAGACAATCTCTTGCTGGCAAGGTGCAACCTGTTCCTGACGCTGATTGAAAATTTTAGGTATCGGTTTGATGCTGAAAAGCTGGAAATTGGCTTCATGCCCATTTTTCTTGACTGTATCGCAGACACTATCTCATGGAACGTCTGGCAGATGGATGGGCTGAAAAAGACCGTGCCAGGCACGGACATTCCGTGCAAAATCAAAGACTGGAAAGCAGACAAAGAAGTCCTGTTTAAGGACGTTGGGGAGGATGACTAATGCAAACTGACAGAGGAATCTACCACAAGCGAGTATGCGACCGCTGCGGAGCAGTTCTTGGCGGCAGGATAATGAACCCTGACGAATACTTCAAGGACTGGGCGTGGCGCAGGGACACAGGCGACCTATGCCCGGAGTGCTATGAGGATTATAAGCGAGTGATCGGACAGTTCAATGCCAACAGAAGGAGAAAGAGAGGGCAGAGAGAATGAAAAAGTGCGCTCTTTATAGATGCAAACAGTGCTTTGCGACCATGACGGACGAAAGCGATGTCAGAATCGATAAAGACATTGTTGATTGGATGTTTGAAAACGAAATGGAAGAAAGCAAAGTTGGGTTTATCGCAAAATTTAAAATAAGCGATAAAGTTCTCATTCATCGTTGCGCTAACAACACTGTTGGTTTATGCCAGTTTATCGGATGGAAGGAGATAGAGGAATGAACTTCTACTGCACCACCGAACATTGCTCTTGCATGGGCATCAAACAGTTCTCCGCTGGCAAGGCTATCCGATGTATGGCAGAATCCTGCAAAAACAAATCTGAGCAGTCCTGTGGCTCTTGTAAATGGTACGCAGGGCTAGAGTACGTGAACGACCAGTTAGAACACGTTGCAGACTTCGTGTGGGAAGAACGCGGATGCAAGGAATGGGAGAAGAAAGATGAGCGAAAGTAATGTAATCAAGCTGGGCAATGGCATTCTACTGGACAGCAAAGGGAAACTTTTATGCCAAACTGTGGACAAGTCTTGCTCCACCTGTAAATGGCACGATAGCTTCTCTTGGGTCTGCTACAACGGTCTGTCAGAGCGCAGAGCTGATTTTACAGACCCGGAAGATGTGTGCAAAGAATGGGAGAAAAGAGAAAATGAGCTATGATATTTCACTGTGCGACCCAGTAACGAACAAACCGCTCAAAGCAGATAGTACGCATTTTATCGCTGGCGGTATGCGCGCTATGGGCGGAACGAAAGAACTGTGGCTCAACGTCACTTATAATTACAGTCACTTCTATTATCAACCGGAAGTGTTTGGGGATGGCGGCATCCGCTCCATCTATGGAAAAACAGGCGCAGAGAGCATCCCGATGCTTGAAAAGGCCATCTCCGCACTAGGTGACGATGTAGACGATAGCGACTACTGGCACGCCACAGAGGGCAACGCCAAACGCGCTTTGTATGGTTTGCTGGCGTTTGCAAAGATGCGTCCTGACGGCGTATGGGAGGGCGATTGAGTGAATAGCACGATATGGCATCCAGCAAGCGAACCGCCACGAGAACGAACGGCGCCTTTGTTGCTTGCGACTAAGACAACGTGGCGTGATAAAGATGGAAAAATGTTGCAAGGAATCTCGCCGACAGCGTACTTTCTTGGCTGCTACGCAGACGGTCAGTTCTGGGATGAGATAGGCGAGAGACTGCCGGAAGATGTGACGGTGACGCATTGGATGGCGTTTCCGATGGTGTGAGGTGATGAGCATGAATAATTGGATTAGTGTCAAGGATAGATTGCCCGATGTTCCGAAAAGCGATTTTGCCAGCGATTATGTTCTGGTTCACGACAAAAAAGCTGGCGACTGGGTAGCCTATTATGATTTAGACGGTAATTGGTGTGAAGCAAGAGAGTGCATCCCATTCAAAGATGTTACACATTGGATGCCTATGCCTGAACCGCCTACGGAGGACTAAATATGGATGGATTTGAAGCGTTAACAGAAGCAATGAACCGATGTGCTGCATCACTTGAACAGCTTGCAAATGCTATCAGGCAGTCCGAAACGCAGTGCGGTTACATCAAGCAGAAGCACAATCGACCTGTATACCGTAAAGGTGCAAAGCTACATGAAGGCTGCAAACGAATTATTAGAACGAGGGAGGGATTTAGAAAATGACAGAACTCAAGAAATGTCCGTTTTGCGGCAAGAACGCAGTTTACATTGGCGTGTGCGATGATGAAGGCAACTTTCATGGTCGTTTGGGATGCGAGTACGAACAAGACCCGTGGAGCGGGCTTTCTTATGACTTGCATCATGAAGGATGGGGCAAATGTATCCTTTGCACGGATGGAGACAATCAAAGCATGGGTGGCGCACTGTTTGACACGGCAGAGGATGCTGTCGAAGCATGGAACAAACGCTACAAAGAGGATTGAGCATGGACAAAAAACGAGACAGCTTTACATTCCAACGATACTACTTTGAAGCCATCTCCACACTCAAAAGTAAAGAGAAGTTGGAACTCTACGATGCAATCTGTGCATACGTTTTTGAAGAAAAAGACGCAACTTTGAACTCAAAAAAAGCAGAATCTTGTTTCATTTTGATTAAGCATCTGCTCGATGAAGAATCAAAAAGAAGCGATATTGCGTTGAAAGGATGGTCTACACGAAAGTCGGCTCATCCTCATGTCATAAATGAGATGAAAGTCAGCTCATCTATGAGTTCAAAGTCAGATGACAATGAGCCCATTGTATCAACTGACAGTCAAATGAACGTCAAGACCATGCCGGAGAGTGCAGTCAAAAAGAAACCTGACATCTTCTCCGACTTTGCTCATGGCGATAAAGCCCTGCTGGAATCTCTGCGAGAGTTCGCACAAATGCGTACAAGAATCAAGAAGCCTATGACAGACCGGGCGAAACAGATGCTCTGCAACAAGCTGGAAAAGTTTGATCGGCATGATTGGAAAGCCATTCTTGACCAGAGCATCTATGCTGGATGGCAGGACATTTACGCATTGAAACAGGATGACCAGTACGAGCAAAGTACGGAGATGGAGTTTCCTAGACTATGACAATGGACGTTCAAACGGTATTTATCGGTGCGCTGATGCTCTGCAAGCCGGGCGTTGTGGATGAAATCATACCAGACCTTGAACTTGACTTGTTCAGACCTGAGCTGAGAGACGCTTTTGCGGCTGTTCAGGGCTATTGGACGGCTAGGGGTAAGATAGATATAGTCGAGATAAACACGCAGCATCCAGACGTAGCGCAGACGCTCTTGGCGTGTGTACAAACCTGTGAATCAGAGTGTGTGCGAATTGACAGGGAACAGATGCAGCGTTGGGCACAGCTTATCAGAGAACAAGCGGCACTCACTCGTGTGCAAGGTCTGGCATTTCAGATGACCAGCGAGCTTACCGACTATTCTGATCTATCAGACATTTACCAGCAGATGGGCGAAGCAATGAGCCTGAAAGCTGAAGAAGAAGATGCGTGGACATACGAGGATGTGCTGAACGACTATGTGCTTCACATGGACGAGAAGCCTGTGTATATTAAGACAGGCTTAGAGCGTCTGGATGAAGCGTTGCACATCTCACCGGGCGATTTCATCATCATCGGCGGCAGACCGTCTGCGGGCAAGACAGCCCTGTCTCTGCAAATAGCAGCAAGCATGGCAAAGCAGGACTACACCGTGTACTATTTCAGCTTGGAAACCAGCAAACGCAAGTTGGGCGCACGTCTGATGGCTAATCAAATATACTGCCCTCTGGATACAGTGAAAAATAAGGCGGTCAGCTTGAATGAGATTGACGGACAGGCAAAGAACATGAAAATGCCCCTTTACATTCGCTCCGCTGCCGGGAAGAACGTGGCGTGGATGAAGGCTCAGGCTCTCCGTAAAAAGGCTCAGGTCATCTTCGTAGACTATCTTCAACTCATCCATGAAACAGGCGCAAAGGACAGATATGCCGCCATTACAGCTATATCCATTGCCCTGCACGAACTGGCACAGACCACAGGCATTGTTGTGGTGGCGCTGGCACAGCTTAATCGAAACCCATCCAAGCCCGGAGCAACGCCTACTAACTCCGACTTGCGAGAAAGCGGGCAGATTGAACAGGACGCAGATGCAATCATCCTTCTGTCCGGCGATAACTCAGACAAGTACCTGTTCCGACTAAGCAAGAACAAGGAAGGCGAGATAGGCGACCTTCCCATCACGTTTAACAAGCAGATTCAACGGTTCCAAGAGTATACTTGGATGGATTGAAAGGAGAACTAATATGACCAGAAAACGTTTTGAAAAGTTGATGATGAGCACGGGCGTTTCGCCCGTTGTGGTGCGAATGGTCACGAGAGGAATGATTGAAGCTCGCAGAGATTATGAAGCGCATAAGGAAGGCGTAGACTATTGCCGTTCTTACGAAGAATCGTTCAATCGCATTATCCGCCCGGCTCTACGGGGCTGTGAGCGCTATTGTAGGAGGAAAAAATGCAGTACATGACAGCCGATACAAAGGTCAATGGGTACATGGTATACCCCCGATTCTTCTCGACTATTGACGTTAGCCCAACAGAGAAAATTGTTTACGTTTACCTATTCAATCGTGCAAGGTCATCACAGAAGGCAAGCAGAAGCGGAAAGTTTTCTGACCAACTAGGGCGAGTATACATCATGTATCCCATCAAAGACCTTGCTGCCGATACTGGATTCACAGAACGATGGGTCAAGAAGTCTCTGAAAGAGCTGGAAGAAGCCGGGGTGATCGAGCGCAAGCGTGAAGGCAAGAACAAGCCCGATAAGATATACGTCAAAGTGCCGGAAGAATCTTCAAAGAGCGAAAAGGGAGGTGAACAATCATTCACCTCTGAGGGGAACGATGCTTCACCTGTGAGGGGAACAATCGTTCACCTCCTTAATATAGAAGAAAAGAAAAGAATAAAAGTTATTAAGAAAGCGGGCGACCCGCCCGATGGGAACGCCAGCACGCCGGACTTCGAGGATGTGAGCGAGTATTTTTTGGATGCCGGATGTGAGAATAGGCTTGCCAGCAGGTTCATGAACTACTATGAGGGAACAGGTTGGATGACCAAGACCGGAAAGCATATAACAAACTGGAAGGCCTTTGCTGATATGTGGATTGACAGAGAGCAAGAGAAGCAACAGTACAGTGAACCAGAGTTCAATCGCCTGTAAAGGTTCTTTCCCCCTACAACCCTCTATTTCCAAAAGCTACACCGTTAGCCAACAGAGCAGACCGTGACCGGCATCTATGAGCAGCTAGGCGAAGCAATCAACCTGCACAGCGAGAGAAGTGATTTCATCCCAATGTGCGATGGCATAGATAACTACATCCGCAAGCTGGACGATAAGCCGGAGTATATCAGCACGGGGCTTAAAGTGCTGGATAACAACTTGCACCTTGTGCCGGGAAACTTTGTTGTGATCGGCGGCAGACCGTCTGCCGGTAAGACCGCTCTGTCTCTGCAACTTGCCTGTGAAATAGCCAAGAACGGACGCAAGGTGGCGTATTTCAGCTTAGAGACAGACCCTGATACCCTCTACGCTCGTATTATCGCAAATCAGCTTGGAGTACCGCTTCACACGGTCAAAAACAAAACCGTCAGCATTGACGAGCTTGACCGACTGGCAGCCATCAAGAAATACCCGCTGTACGTCCGCTCTGCCGCCGGTAAGAGCGTTGGGTGGATTAGAACACAGTCCATCAGGATGCAGGCAAAAGTGGTGTTCATCGACTATTTGCAGCTCATCCATCAAGCCGGAGCAAAAGACCGATACAGTGCCGTAACGGAAATCAGCATGGCGCTGCATGAGTTCGCACAGTCCACAGGAACGCTAGTGGTAGCTCTCGCACAGCTCAATCGAGAGACAGCAAGAGCAGGCATTCCACCGACTGCCGCAGACCTGCGAGAGAGCGGACAGATCGAGCAGGACGCAGATGCAATCATCCTGCTGGCACAGAAAGTAAAAACGCAAAAGAGACCAGAAGAACATTATCACTTTGCGCTTGAGAAGAACAAAGAGGGCAACGTAGGGTCTCTGGACATCACGTTTCAGATGGAGACCCAGCAGTTCAAAGAATGCGTGTGGATGTGAGGTGATAACTTGTGGCAGAAAATATAGGATATTTACAATCTGACAGTTCAAAAAACGGAGATGAACAGTATACGCCAAGGTATGCCGTAAGACCTCTCTTAGAATTTATTCCAGACAATAAGATTATTTGGTGTCCGTTTGACAAAGAATGGTCTGCGTTTGTCAGTGTTTTGGAAAACAATGGGAATAAAGTGATTTATAGCCATATTGACTATGGGCAGAACTTTTTTGATTACGAACCTCAAAAATGGGACATTCTTGTTTCAAATCCGCCGTTTAGCAAAAAAGACGCTGTTCTTCGTAGAGCATACGAGTTAAATAAACCATTTGCATTACTTCTTCCGGCAAATAGCATTCAAGGGAAAACAAGATTTGAGATTTTCAAAAATGACGTTCAAATGCTTTGTTTCGACCAGAGAATAGATTTCATGAATCCAAAACACATGGATAGCCCAGTAAAAGGAACTCCTTTTGGGAGCGCATACTTTTGCCGTGGTTTGCTTCCGACTAAGCTTGAATTGCGCAGATTGGACAAAAAAGCATATAACATCGCTTCTGCGCTCCGATCGCCACAGTAGAATAGGCAAGAAAAACAGATAACAGGGTCAGGGCGATAAAGTTATCGTCTGAACCTCACAAATGTTTTTCACTACACAAAATACAGGAGGAAAAGACTATGGTTCCAAACATGGCTGCTGTTCATATAATCGTTGCCAATGCACACAGACGGCACGAGAAAGAACGCAAGGAGCGAGAAAAACGTGAAAAACTTGAAAGGGAAGAACGGCTGATTTGTCGAAAAACGATTCCATGCTGGGCTTGCTACGATGAATTTCCTGAATCATGCCCCAAGAAGAAAATCAATCAGAAATAACGCAAAGGAGAAAACAACTATGGCACTTGCCAACATCGAACGTGAAACTATCATCAACTTCAACGCAGCGGAGGATACCGCAGAAATCTACACGGCAGACCCGGTTTACATTCGCAAGCTGGACAAGCTCTGTGAGCAGTTCCCCGATACATACAAGTTTATGGGGGAGCTGTCTGCTAAGCGGTGCAAGGAATCCAAGACCTATTCGATGCCGAAACGTCTTGTGAAGTTCCGGCCGCCTGTCACTCGTGAGATTAGCGAAGAGCAGCGTGAAGCACTGGCAGAGCGTCTGCGTAAGGCGAGAAAAGCCAAGAATATCTAATCTTAGCTCGTACGACTACAAAACTACTGTATCAGAAAGCATGGAATGGTGCCAGGTAGTAAAACTACCCTCTGCGACTATTCCGTGCTTTTTTCTCTTGTTATTTATCGAGAGAAAATGGCAAGGTCTGATTTTGAGCAGGAGCTGTCTCGATCGAGTGGCGTTTGAGCTAATATGGCTACGACTATCAGCGTGATGCGTTTGCATGCAATCTTCCCCCCTTTCTTCCCCCCTCTTTCCCCTACAACCCCTATTACCCCCTATAATCCCCCTAACTCCCCCCTCAAACAAATAAATTGTTTGAGGCCCCACGCCAAAATGGTGCGACAACTGAAAGCAACAACCAGATGCTTTGCAAAGGTTCTTTCCCCCTATAACCCTCTATCTCCAAAGCTATACCGTTAGCCAGCAGAGCAGACCGTGACCAACATCTGCCGTCAAGTTCTATTGACTGAATAAAGGCAGATCGTCCATATGACCTCTACGTTACGTCACCCTCTATCGTCCGGCGCACCGCGCCGACCGGGTGACCTCCAACGGCAACAGCATCTAGCCTGAAAAGGGTAACAGCATCTGACCTATCACCATCTGCGACTATTTCACATGGAGAATTGACTTCATTTTCTAGCAGGTAAAATATGTAGAAATGTTGCATAGACTATCCCTGGCAGAATGCTATGAATTAATTAAGATACCATAGTACGTTGCTGGGAATTAAATCGAGCAGGAACAGACCGAATCGGATGATACGACTATTTCAGCAGAATAATCCCTAGATAATTACTAGGATATATAAGCGTATATTATAATAAGTACGGTTGGTATACGAATTTGGTATGGCTAGGCGAGAATAAAATTGACAGGTGTCTTGACATATATTGATTTTGGGAGATGTCGGATGACTTAGCGACTATCGCATCTCTCTTTTCCTAAAAGGCAAACGACTATTTCACACAAAAAATACACGACTATTTAACGGTAATTCGCAAGAAAACGATACGACTATTGCTCTACGACTATCAGCGGACAGCTCGTTACTATACTATATAGGACTTTAAAACGATGGTCGTCAGACGACTTTACGACTATTCTACGACTATCCGCCGGGAGAAGCTGCGACTATTACAGAAGCTGTTACGACTATTCCAGCCGGAACGCTGCGACTATTGCTGGCCTCTATTGGCTATCGGGCGAAAGCCCGAAAAGAGATGCGGCGGTAGCCGCCAATGGTTCCGCGCCACCAGCCCCGCCCTGCTACTGGACTGCCCCGCCGGGTGGAGTGTGCTAGGCAGACCCGGCGCCAGATCGCAAGCCGCCTGGCTGACCCTGTACAGGATGCAAGCCGGATGCACTGACCCGTCGCCGCTGGCATGGTCTGTGTTATGCTGCACCGCCGGGCATGGATCCATAACAGGGGCGCGCCCTTATATACATTATTATAATAGGGCGGCTGTGCTGGTCTGTACAGCGTCCGGCGTGGCGGTTGTATCTGGTATCGGTGCAGATGCAGCGCTTGACGGTATGCCCTCCGGCGTGTCGTAGGCGGTGTATAGGCGGCTTGTGTGGCTGCTGTATTGTGTGCGCTGGAATTGGTCAAATCAACGGAAACGCCACTGCAAATCCCTGTAAACGGTTTTGGCGTTTTGGCCGTATAATTTGCATTGACGACAGAAAGGCCGCTGTAAACGCTTGTATGTGGCTGTATTGCAGCGGGGCAAAATAAAAGCCCTGCACCCTCAGCAGATGCAAGGCAAAAGAAAAGCCCAGCCATTTCTGACCGGGTTAAGAATTTTATTAGTGCCATTCAATCAAGCGTTTTGTGCGTTTCAATCCTGCTAACGTATAATCCCCGCTGACATTATCCCATACACGGGAGCGGGTGTTATAGGCGTATGGATAAAGCGTTGTCTGATTTGCGCTATCCCAATTTACGGCGTGATGTACTTTTCCTGTTTCATCGTCCACATAAATGCTGAGGCCGTTGATTTCGTGCTCTGTATAGGTTTTCATAATGACACTCTCTTTCCGGGTTTTTCGCCCTTTTTTACAGTATATCATATCGCAAGCCCTAAAAACAGGACTTGTAGAAAGTTTTTTTGCCCTTTTGGGCTGGGGCGGGGTTGCTTTACGGTGCAGCCCCGCTAAAGTATCCGATCAGCATTATTTGGACGCTTTGAACAGCGCCGAGAAAAACCAGAAGAAAAACAGAAGTGCGGACAGTATCACAGCTTACACCCCCTTATACCACGCTAAACCGCTTGTATGTGGTTTTGCTGCTACACTCTGCGTATATATCCGGGTGCATCGTCTTCAAAAGCTTGCTATCTAACCGGACGCTCTGAACGTCCTTGTAAATGGCCTTTGCTGTGCCCTGCGCCATCTCTGGCGCACCCTGCATCATACAGATAATATCTGCTTTAATGCTTTCGTTCATTGCTTCCAGCTCTTCCAAAAGCCGCTTGTTTTCGCGGTACTCGTTCACCTTTTCTTCAAACAACGTCATTTTTTAGCCCTCCTTAGCTGTTAAGAAATGCAATCATAACCAGCGCCCCGCTGACCATGCCGCCCACATACCAGAGGGCTGCCCACTGGGTTGCATCGAGTACCAACATATCACTGCACCCCCTTGCAATACAAGCCGTTGGTGCGGCAGATGGTGCGGATACGGTTGCAAGCCTGATACAGCGCACGGGCTTGCACGTCAAGCCACGTTTCCCGGCTGTTGGGCTCATACGTCCCGCCGTGCTTGCGCTTGAGTTCGGACGGGGTGCAGACGCGGGCGGCAATATCGGCATTATAGCAGAGGGAGCAACCGCCGTTGCTGTACTGCTCCCAGCAGCTTGCACCGTTGAGCGCCCACTTTTCAAGCTCTGCACCGTCAAGGGGCAAGCGCTCCATATTGTTTGCACCCTCCTGCACATCTTCCAGCAGGTCAAGAGCGTACAGCGTAACAGCCTTATCCCATGCGCTACGATCGTGGCGGGCGTTGAGTTCGGCGCGGATGGTATCAGCAAGTGCGGTATAATCAATGGTCTGTTTCATGGTTTTGTCCTCCTGTTTTGGTTCAATGTGGTTGTAGTCCATATTTATCTGGACTGATTATATTATATCCATATATATATGGATTGTCAATACTTTCAGCAAAATATATCCATATAAATATGGATAAAATAAAGCGTCCGAAATTGTACACTTTACCGGACGCACTGAGCAGGCAGCCCAGCACCCCGCCGCCGTTACGATCTGCCCGGCGTGGGCGGTCTGGTATCGAGTGCAGACAGGTGCAGCGTGCCCAGCGTTTTGGCGTGTGTGTCGTGCCTTGCGTGGTCTGCCTTGCATCTGGCACGGTCTGTGCTGCTGCCTGTGCTGTGTAGCCGTTCCGGGTGCGCTGGTGCTTGGGTCTCCACCTCTGGGGTATATGGGGAGAGCCGGGGGCGGGGTGGGGCATGCCCGCGATAAAATTTTTCAAAGAAAAAGGCGTTTTTTGTGGTTTGTGTTGCCAACACCCACCCCACCTTCACAAAACGAAACCTATCTGATTGTGCAAGTCTCCAAATTTTCCAAAAAATAAAAAAAGACCCCTCTCCCGGTCTAATCTGTGCTATACTTGACCGTAAGAAAGGGGCATTGTAAAATGGCAAAACTCGTAAAGTGTAAACACTGCGGCGCAAGGATAGCGGCTACCGCTAAAACCTGTCCGCAGTGTGGTGGAGAGAATACACCGCCAAAGCCAGCTTATAAGCGGCTGTGGTTCAAAATCCTTATGGTAATGTTCGTATTGGCTTTTATTATGGATTTGGTAAGCCCTCGTAACAAAACAGATACTGCGGCTAGCTCTGAAAGCGAAAAACCAACATCATCCGTTGCGTCATCTGCAAAGATAGAATCTAAAAATCCGTCTGTTACTTCGGAAGAAGCCGTAAAAGAGAACGGCTCTATTGTTTTAGTTGATGAAGTTCTTGGCGATTATGGAAAAGAAGAAACGAACAAGAGTGGTTATAAATATATCTGGTACATGGTTCCGGCTGGCACATACCAAGTTGAGAATCGAAACAAAGAAGCTACAGTATTTGTGGTGTCTGATGCAAACTCTGATGATGTGAGCGACGTGCTTAAATTTGAAAAAGCTGGTGAAAAGCAGAATGTTACCGTTAAAGACGGTTATCATATCGAACTTTCGATTAGCACAGAAATTCTATTAACGCCAGTTAAATAAATGGAGAAATACAAAATGAGCTTTATAGGAGCAATAGGAGCCATCGCAGACCTTGTAAAAGGATAATCACATAACACAAAAAGCCAGTGGCTAGATGTTCTCTAACCACTGGCTTTTCTTATTGGCTGTTTACTTCACGATTTCACCGTGATAGGGATGGTACTCAACATTGGGCAAGGGCATCCAATACTTCACATCGTGCATGATGCACTTGTTGTCCCGGAGCAGAACCGGCTCGATCTCGCCGTTTTCGTTCGCTTCAAAGGAAAGCTGACCGCTATCGACAATCTTTCCGTCACAAGCGATAACAGGCTCGTGGACGCACTCGCCGTAGTCAACGATGCGCCAGAGCTTCAGCATGGTCTCAAAAGCGTAGTTGAGGTATTCCCCCATATCCTGAATCTTATCCGCGGTAAGCATAGTTATTCTCCTTTCACATGGGCATCTGGGTCTGGCCGTTTGTGACCTGAACCAACATAACGGAGTTCGCGCACGGTCTCCACTTCTTGATGTACTCGACAGCTTCATCAAACCGCTTCTTCGGCACGTTGTTTCTGCTGTTTACATTGAACCAGTCCTGAATGTCCCGGTTGCATTCCATAAACAGCTTCTGAGAGACGCTACGGCTCTTGTAGGCCGGGCTGTCCATGCCGCCAAGAGCGTTGATGACTACCGTGTTCACGACACGCTTCAACACACGCTGCTGGTTGTAGTCGATGGTCATAGTGTTCTCAAGAGCGGAAATGCGCTGCTCCTGCTTCATGGTGCGCTGGTCAATCACAAGGATTGCTTGCAGCTCCTTAGAAAGCCCTGCGAACTGGTTGACAGACACATTCTTCTCAAGGTCGATCAGCTTCTGGCGAATCTCCATGCCCTCAGGTGTCCGCTGAATCATTGCAATGTGCTTTGCCATGTCCAGAGTGATGACGTGCTCTGTACGAGTAGTATACGGATTCTTCGGATTATTGGTTGCGCATTTTTGAGCGACCAATGAATAGTCCGTACCTTCGACAAAACCATACTCGCACATACGAGGGAACCAGTCTTTGTATGCAGTTTTGATTTTGAGCCGCTCGTGCAGCTCCCGACCCAGCACTACCTTTTTGCCAGTGTCGGTATCATACACAGGGATAACATCTTCGGAGAAGATACGGATGTTTTCAAGGCTATTATTCATAAAATTTTATCCTTATGTCTTGCGAGAGCAAGCCATCTTTGGTATAATAACCCAAAGAGGGTCTATACTCTCTGAGTTGTTCATGATACGTTCGCTGCGGTCGGCAAACTTTAGCGAGCGTATCATTTTTCGTTTTCATTGGGCAGCGGATGGTTTTGCAGATACTCGGCAGCGGCCTTACGCATGAACTGGCTACGGCTAATGTCCAGTGTCAGGCAGTAGTTATCCACCTTTTCCAGCGTTGCCGTGTCCATGTTCACATTGGCCTGTTTGCCATTGCGGTGCTTGGTTAAAGTCATGTTCGCTCACCTCCTTTCTTTGTGATAATATTATACCACTTTTTCTTGTGAAGTAAATAATTTCAAACGATTTTACGGTGTAATTTATAATACATACGAATTGCCGAAATTATGTTACTTTTCTTTACGTCCCGCTTCGTACCCTGCCCGATAGTTCAGTTCGGACAGCTTACCCAGAGCTTCTGCGTACTCCATGTCCTCGCTGGTCGGTTCTTTGCCGTGGGCGAGTGTTTTCAGAAATTCTTCGGTTGTCGTGGGAAAGTTCATGTTTTTTCTCCTAACTCTTGCGGAGAGCAGCCCTTTTTGGTATAATAGATTCCGAAAAGGGAGACTGCCCCCTTGGTGGTTGCAGGTTCTCGTTTCGTGATGTGGATAAGCTATCAGTGGCTTCGTGGTGGTTGCGGCTGGTAGCTTATTTTTTTTTTATGCCTTGATGTTCTCAACGTAAGATGCTACCCACTCGATACCCATGCGGATAACATCGACCTTTGAAATGCCCAATGCCTTTGCGCTGCTTTCCATGCTTGCGATCTGGTTCTCTGTGAGCCGAGTGCTTATCATGCGCAGCTTATCACGTTCCGAGGTTTCTGCTCGTCTTGCCAAGCCTATCACCTCGCTTTCGCTGGAACAAGTATAAAGCGTGAAAATATGCTTGTCAAGACCCAAAGTTTTACGAAAATGAAGTTTGGCAGAATCACTCCTTATTATAGAAAATTTTCTACCTGATTGTGATTAACTAAGTAAACGCCCTCATACTACTCTAGTATGTATAAATACATACTAGAGTATATTTATATATAATATAAGCGCAAGCAAAGAAAGTCCAGAAATATCTTGACATCCAGAAATATCTTGATATAATAGAATCAAGAAAGGATGGCGAAGAAAAATGACGGCAAGTGAAGCGATAAAGGAAATTTTGAAATTGAAGGAATTGAACCAAGCGAAGTTAAGTGATATGCTTGACATTCCGCTTAAAACCTTGAATGAACGTCTAAGGCACAAAAACATTAGTGTCAACAAGCTGGATGAAACACTAAGGGTTATGGGATACAAGATTATGGTAGTCCCTCGTGAGACAAAAGTCGAAAATGGGTTTGACATCAAGTGATGGGTGAAAAAAATGCGTTACTTCTTAGCTAGAGTGTCTAGTAAGGAGCAAAGCCTTGCAAGACAGCTTAAAATCGCACGAGATCGGTTCGACATCCCGGACGAGAATGTATTTTGTGATAAAATGACAGGTAGCAGCTTTGACCGTCCGCAGTATAAACGATTGAAAGAGACTGTCAAGGCTGGGGATGAGGTCATTGTTAAGGAATTTGACCGATTCGGGCGTGACAAAGACGAGATGAAGCGAGAACTTCAGTGGTTCAAAGAAAAAGGCGTGATTGTTCGCATCCTTGACATTCCAACTACGCTGATTGACTTCCAAGATCAGACATGGGTGCTGGAAATGGTGAACAATATCCTTATTGAAGTTTTGGGCGCAGTAGCTGAACAGGAGCGCAAGAAAACCAAGCAGCGTCAGGCAGAGGGTATAGCTGCTATGCCAATTGTTGACGGCAAGCGAGTGTCAGCCAGAACAGGCCGTAGCTTCGGCAGACGGGAAAAGCAAGTTGACGAGCAGCAGTTTGAAAGCCTATTAAAACAACAGAAAAAAGGCGAAATCACTGTAAAAGAGTGTTGCAAGCAGCTTGGTATTGGAAAATCTACTTGGTATGAGCGTGTCGAAAGACACGCAAATAAAAATAGCGGCAGCCCAACCACAAGCCGCCGCTAAGAGTACACCAACTTCATCAAAACAGGAAAAAGAATGGTGCAACCATAGTATACCATTCTTTCTTCTAATAAACAAGGAAAACTAAAAATAAAAAAGCGGCGACCCACCACAGGCCGCTGCTACAAACAAGAACCACCAATCCCTCAACAGGATGATAGTACATGAGTATTATATCATTTCTTTTGGGGGAACACAACACCAAAGGAGAATGGATATGGCGAATAGTTATTGTAAATCGGAGGCAATCAATAATTTCATGGACAACGTGACAGCTACTGTTACAGAATACATTCTTGAGATCGGTATGGAAGAAACCGTAAAGAAGTTAGTTGATAGCAACGCACCGCTAGATATTTTCCCACATATTACGGCTTACGCAAAGGAACACGGATTTATCTAACCCGCCAGACATGGTATCGGATTGCTGAACAGAACAGGTGAAAGTATGGCTAGAAAACTTTACGCAGTGACAAGCGGTGAATACGAGGATTATCACATCATTACTCTGACCGAGAGCCGTAGACGTGCGGAGAAAATTGCAGAGATGTACGATGCTGATGTTGAAGAATACGAGGATAACGAAGAGTTGACGGAAAAACCACTCACTTATACGGTTTATGCCTATGGTGGCGCAGATTGCTGTGAAGAGCATTTAGATGACGTTGAGAAAAATGTTATCATGGGTCGCTGGCACGGGTTCGCTTATGTCGATGCGTGGTCTAAGCAAGATGCAGAGCGGAAAGCTGATGTCATTTTCAAGGAAGTCCGTGAAAAAATGGAAGCTGAACGCAAGGCGAAAGAAGAAGCATGGAATATTCCTACATGGATTGCCAAACGAGAAAACAAAAAAATCCATGTCATTCCAACAGATAGCAAAACAAACGCAAGCGGGGTGATGTTTGGATGCATGGCATTTGTTAAGGCTCCTACAATAGAAGAAGCCATGAAGATTGCAACGTCTATGTTTGCTGATTATGACGCAAACCGTGCGAAAGCATAGAAGTGACATTGTTCGCAACCTAGAATAAAACCGAATGAGAAAGGGAAAACAGCATGAAACCCGTAAAATTGTCAGAACAGAGCTTGAAGCTCATTGAAACGTTGTGCGATTACACCGACAAGCCCGACATTCTCAATTCCATTGCAGACGCTTTGTACTACGATGCAGACGAGTTGAAGCGCAGGCTAAACCAGCTTGCAGAAGAGGTCAAATAAATCGTACCTTCCATCCGTTAAAACGAATTTTAGCAAATAATTTTCCGAAAACAGCATTATAAAACCGAATATTTGATTTTTGTGCAGTTGTAGGCACTCTTTACATTTTCAGGTAGGGGGTGCCTATTTTTTATGCAGCCAAAACAGTGCATTGCCATTATCGACAGCATCAAAGCGTATGCAAAGCAGAATCCGAACGAAGCACAGGTCTATGAGGACTGGTTTCAGGCGGTGGTGAACTTGAGGGACGCTCTGCCGCAAGACAAGCGGTTCGATGCCTACAAATGCTCCGGCGAGCTGCGCTCTGTCTGTGCAACCATGATGGGAAAGATGAAAACAGGCGAGGACGTGGCAAAAGTCTATGACATTATCAGCCGGACGTACCTGTTTGAAGCAAATGATGTGTTCGACAGCTATTGCATTTACCTTGAATGGAATCGTGCGCCAGAGAAGAAGTTCTATCAGCCCAGACGCAGAGTGCTGAAAGTGCTGGCAGATGACCTAGAGGACTTGTTCTATAAGAGGATAGATTTCTTGGGGGTCAGTCTTCCGGCTCGCGTGGGCAAAAGTACGCTGTGCATTTTCTTCATCACATGGCTTATGGGCAACCGCCCGGACGTTGCATCGGTTATGAGCGGACATTCCGACAAGCTGACCAATGGCTTCTACGGCGAAGTGCTGTCTATCATCACTGACCCCGTTACCTATAACTGGGGTAAAATCTTCCCTGACGTTCAGCTTGTGGATAAGAGTGCAAAGGATGAAAGTGTTGACCTGAACCGCAAAAAGCGTTTCCCTACCCTTACTTGCCGCTCCATTGGCGGCACTCTGACTGGTGCTGTTGAAATCGGCGAGGGCGGCGTTTTGTACAGCGATGACCTGATTGAGGACTTGGAGGAAAGCCTGAATGTTGAACGTCTGAACAACAAGTACGATGCTTACCTAAACCAGCTAAAAGACCGTAAAAAGCAGGGCGCATTGGAGCTGATGGTCGGCACACGCTGGAACGTGCTTGACCCTCTGGGGCGCATCCAAAGCCAGTATGCAGACAATCCAAAGTACAGATTTCGGGTGATTCCCGCTGTGGACGAGAACGGACACAGCAATTTCAATTATGACTACGGTGTAGGATTTGACGATGCCTACTATGCCGACATGAAAGCCAGCATTGACGATGCAACATGGTGGGCAAAGTACATGGGTAAACCTTATGTGCGTGAAGGCCTGTTGTTCCCTTCCGATGAACTGCGGTATTTCAACGGCGTTTTGCCTGACGGTGAGCTCATGGTCATGGACATTGCATGGGGCGGCGGTGACTTCACCGCCTGCCCTATCGCTTATGTGTACGGCGATGCCGTGTTCATCCCCGACCTTGTGTTCAATAATGGCGATAAGACCGTGACCAGACCGGAAGTCGTGGGCAAAATCATCCAACACAAAATCAATGTGGTGCGCGGCGAAGCCAACAACGGCGGCGATGAATACTGTGACGTGGTAGACAGCCAGCTTCGACAGCAGGGCTATCATTGCTCTGTCCGTAGCCAGCGTGCGCCCAGTGGTCAAAGCAAGCTGTCCAGAATCATCCAGTATGCGCCGGACATCAAACGGTTCTATTTCCTTGACGAGAAGCACCAGTCGAAAGAGTACAAGGCGTTCATGGAACAGGTGACGATGTTCACGCAGCTTGGCAAAGTTCCGCACGATGATGCACCGGACAGTCTGGCACAGCTTGCCGATGAATTGTATAACGGAATCAGTAAAATCGAGCCTGTCAAGAGGCCATTTTAATAATTCCCCTAAATAGCCGGGTGCGTAGGCATTAAAATTTGATTTGCCTATTGACATGGCTTACAATAGTACTAGGAAGATTTGCAGCTTCCTCTAGGTATTGCATTGACGTTGTTTTAGTCATTTTTACTCGTCAGTTTGTTGCATTACCCTCCTTTCTTACTCACCCACGACAGCTGCCTTTCTCTGCCGTGGGGATTATATGTTGCGTTTCCGAGTGGACGGAACGTTGTTTGTACTCCCCCAACTGACACGAAGCGGTTCAAACCCGCTACGCAGCACAACCATCCTCTTGCTTTGCATGGGATTTCTCTTTTGACACCTCACCGCTATTCCCGGCTCTCGATGTAAAAGGCTTTTTTGAATTTTCTCCTTTTGCAAAGAGCAGCGGTTAACCAATCAAGCCGGGTTTCTATCGCGGAGTGGAGCAGTCAGGTAGCTCGCTTGGTTACCAAGAGGTCGCTGGTTCAAATCCGGCTTCCGCGTCCGAATCGCAGTCCGAACCATTGCCTGTCCGGCAAACAGAAAGACTGTGAAGGTTTTCCGGGGCGGAAAATAGCACGGCTGGAAGTGCGAACAGTTTCCCAGTAGCTTCCAACAGGTCTGTGCTCAACAGCCTGTTTCCAGAAATCCAACGAAAGGAGCGCCCATGCTAGTTAGAATCTGTTGCCCTTGTATCAGGCAAAACCCAATCTATAAGAACGTCCGCTGCAACCGCTATCTTGGCGAAGTAGACGGACGATACCATTTCAAGTGTGACAGATGCAAGGGCGTTATCGAAGGAGATACAAGGGAAGGATGGGTGAAAATCATCCATCCACCGGAAAAGTAAATAGCTTTTGAAGCGCAGTTTTGGCGCAGTGAGATAGACCTTAACAGGTTTGTCTTGCTGCGCTTTTTATTTTGCCGGAAAGGAGGAACACATGGCTGAGTATCAGATGGTCGTTGGCGGCTTTTTGAATAATCCGCTGACTGGACGTAGACCGATTGAAACGCCGGAGACGGAAATCAATCGGGAGAATGTGCTGAAAGTTGTCATGGGCAAGGCAGAGCCTATTCATCTGCTGAACAAGAATGAGATTCGCTTTCTGCACAACTACTACTTGGGTAGCCAGCCTGTTCTCCACCGCACGAAGGAATACCACGCTGAAATCACCAACCGCATTGTGGAGAACCACGCCAACGAGTGCGTGGGCTTCTACACAGGTTATATGAGCGGCACGCCTTGCTCTTATGTGCGGTCTGAAACGGCAACAGGTGACGGTGAGGAAATCGCCCGGCTGTCCAACGCCTTGCAGTATGAGGGCAAGGACGCGCTCGATCGGCGGCTCTGGCAGTGGATGTTGGAGTGCGGGCAGGGATACCGCATCGTTCTTCCTGACAAGGGGTATGGCGGCAACTACCCGGACGAAACGCCCCTGCTGGTGGACGTTCCCGACCCCGACATGGCGTATGTGATTTATAACTCCGGCATTGGGCATAAGCCCATCGCCAACGTGCTGCACATCCCACGCAATTATCAGAACGACCTGAACGACCTGATTTGCGTGTATACACCAAACCAGTACTTTGAAATCGACAACGGCAAGGTCACAAAATCGGAGAATCATTCTCTTGGAATGCTGCCGATGGTCGAATATAAGCTCAACCCGGAGCGCATGGGTCTGTTTGAGCCCGCTATCCCTGTATTAGATGCCATCAACGACCTAGAAAGCAACCGTCTGGACGGTGTGGCGCAGTTCATTCAGTCCATCATGGTGTTCACGAACTGCCTTGTGGACGAAAATGCTCTAAAGCAGGTCAAAGAACTGGGCGCAATGTGTCTGAAATCCACTTCTGGTCTGCCCGCTTCCGTCTCACAGATTGCAAACGAGCTTGACCAGCAGCAGAGTCAGACCTTGCTTGATTCTATGTTGAACGTGTACCGCAGCCTGACTGCTATGCCTAGTGCTACTGGCAGCGAAAATGCAACATCTGACAACGTGGGCGCAGTTATTGTCCGCAACGGCTGGAATCACACAGAAGCGAGGGCGCAGCAGTACGAGAATATGTTCAAGTTCTCGGAACGCCAAAGCCTGTCTGTAATGCTGAAAATCTTGCGTGACACGGTTGGTTCTAAACTGATGGCAAGCGACATCAACATTAAACTGCCCCGCCGTCAGTACGACAACCAGCAAAGCAAGGTTCAGATTTTCGCACAGATGCTCGGTCAGAGCATTGACCCGCAGTTGGCGTTCACAACGCCCGGTCTGTTCCCTGACCCGCAGGCTGCTTACGAAATGAGCAAGCCCTTCCTGATTGCCGCTGGTAAGTTGGGCGAGGATGGCAAAGCTCCGAAACCGCAAATTGAAAAGTCAAAACAGGATGTTCCCGACATAAATGTCGGTAGCACGGAAACAGAAACAGAGGGCAAATAACCCTTTGCATATTCCGGCAGGGAAGCCGGGATACAAATTTCGCAGCGTTGCAGGGAAGCAACGGTAAAAAAACGCAGGAGGAAATTAACAATATGAAACTCAATGTGTTGCTTGGTGATGCTTACAAAGAGGGCATGACCGCCGATGAAATCATTTCTGCGCTGGAAAAGGTTGCAGACCCTAACGCAGAGGTCGAGAAGCTGCGCAACGCCGTGACGAAAGCCAACGGTGAAGCAGCCGAGTACAAGAAGCAGCTCAAGGCAAAGCGCACCGATGACGAGAACGCCGCACAGGAACAGGCTGATAAGCTGGCAGAGATGCAGAAACAGATTGAAGCCCTGACTGCCGACAAGGAAAACCTCGTTAAGGAAAAGACCCTTGCATCTTACCGAGAGAAGTTCGTTGCACAGGGTTATGACGCTGAACTTGCTGGAAAGGCTGCATCTGCACTGGCTGACGGTGACATGGACAAGGTGTTTAAGTTCCAGTCGGAGTTTATGACCGCCCATGACACTGCATACAAGGCTTCTCTGCTGAAGGATATGCCCACACCTCCGGGTGCGGATGGCAATGGTAACAGCGCAGATAGCGCAGGTGTCGCCTTTGCTAAACGCTTCGCACAGGAGCGTGCAGACGCAAACAAGGCATCGAGTGACGCAATGACTGCTTTCCATTAAGGAGGAAAACATGAAGTACACCAATACTCCGGTATCGGCTCCTGAAAGCACTATTCTGGCTGCTGATACCTATGTTGCCATTCCCTTTACCGTCAAGGAGACCAACGCTGTTCCGGCTGGTTATCCCATGGCAAAGACTGGCCTGAAAGCTGCTGCCACTACTGGCACAAGTGCTGCTGATGCGGCTACCGATGCCATTGGCATTCTGCTGCACACCGTTGACCCTGCCGTCAACCCCAATGGCGCACTGCTGATTCAGGGCGTTATTGATGTGGACAAGGCAAAGCTGTCCGGCTTTACCTATTCTGCAAACGATATTGCCGCTCTGAAAAAGGCTGTTCCCGCCGTTTTCTGCCGTACTGATGTTGGCGCAAAGAGCGAGTAAGGAGGACTAAATTATGGCACTGAATCTGAACGAAATCTTCTCCCCTGCTGCGATTGCCGCCTATTGGACGAACGACCCGACCAATGCGCAGCCCTATGCTTCCGATGCCCTGTTCCCTGCTCGGAAGAAAGTCAGCATGGAACTGGAGTGGCTGCGCGGTCACAAGGGCGTTGGCGTTTCGCTGAAGCCTAGCGTTTTCGATACCAAGGCTACGTTCCGTACTCGTCAGGGTATCAAGATGACCAAAACAAGGCTGCCGTTCTTCCGTGAGGGCACTCACATTGACGAGGAAGACCGCCGCAAGATTATTTCTGTTCTGGCTACCAATCAGGAGTTTGCGGCAGACGTTATCAATCGTGTCTACGATGATACCGCACAGCTTATCACTGGCGCACGCATCGTTCCTGAGCGTATGGTTTGGCAGCTTCTGGCTCCCAAGACTGGCAAGCCCGGCATCTCTATCGAATCCAACGGCGTGAGTTACGTCTACGATTACGACCCTGACGGCACTTGGCAGCAGTCCAATTACAAGGCTCTGGCTACCAAGGAGAAGTGGGACGCTCCTACCACTGCAACCCCCATCGCCACGATGACCACTGCCGCAAACACCGTGCTGGCAAACACTGGTGAGATTATCACCGATGCCTACATGAACACCAACACTTTCCACAAGATGATCGCTGCGGATGAAATCAAGAACCGATTCCTGACGGTTATGAAGACCACTACCGCCGTTCTGGTTGATTCCGAGGCACGTTCTGTTGTCGAAAGTGCATCCGGCATCCGCATCCACCTGTATGACAAGATGTTCAAGCCGGAAGAGACCGCTGCTGCCGAAAAGTATCTGCCTGATGGCTATGTCGTGCTGGCTCCTTCTGGCTCTCTGGGCAATATGTACTATGTTGCCACCCCTGAGGAAGCCGACCTGATGGCTGGCATCTCCAACGCACAGGTTTCCGTTGTGAACACCGGCGTTGCCGTTACAACCGAACAGACTGTGCATCCCGTCAACACCAACATCTACGTCTCCGAAATCGTCCTGCCGTCCTTTGAGCGCATGGACGCTGTGTACTGCATCAAGGCTTACTAAGGCGAAAGGAGGAAAGCAGCATGGGAGACCAGTATTCTGAAGCGGCAGTCAAGCTGGGGCAGTACATCGCTCCTGCACTTGACCGTGAAGTCACGGACGAGGACTACCCACTCTTCGACCTGCTGCTTGATTTCGCCAAAGACAAGATATTTGCACAGGGCTACCCCTTCGGCAACAGACCGGACGAGCTGCCCTTGCAGTATCAGTCGTTGCAGATACGCATTGCAGCGGAACTGTACAACCACATCGGCGCAAATGGACAGACGAGCTATACCAACAACGGTATCACTCGTGTGTGGGAAAGCTCTGATGTGGCACAGTCCCTGCTGAACGAAGTGGTTCCGAGAGTAGGTGTTATCGGCTGATGTTCAATGGAAGCCCGCTGGACAAGCGTCCGCTGTGGTATTCAAACCCCATTGGCGAGAAAAAACCTGTTGTGGACGAGTGGGGAAACGAGACTGGCGAATCCACATACGAATCGTGGAGCGACCCCGCAAAACTGATGCTGAACGTCAGCCCCCCTACTGGTTCTGCGGAAGCAAACCCTTTTGGAGCATTCACGGATTACAGCTATGTGGTCAGTTCGTCCAGCAAAAAGCGCAACACGCCGCTTTATGAGGGCACACACGTCTGGTTTCAGACGGACGTTTCAAAGCCGTTCAATTATACTGTGGTCAAGGTCGCAGAGCATATTACAGACACGTTGTATGCGCTGAAGGAGGTGGCTGCAAGTGAAAATTAAAGTGAGGTTGAGCGATGCCGGACTTCGTAATGCGGAACGTCAGATACAGGAGTACAAGACCACCCTGAACCAAAAGGCGAAGGAGTTTGCAAGGGCACTAGCTCAAAAAGGCATTGACGTTGCAACGGTGCGGTTTGCTAACGCACAGTACGCTGGAGACAACGATGTTACGGTTGAACACGACCCTGTACAGACACCTAATGGTTTTGCGATTGTAGCTCACGGAAAGGCAGTTGCCTTTATCGAGTTTGGCACTGGCGCACATCACAACGGATATGACGGACAACTTCCGCCCGGTGTCGGTGCGCATGGCTCTTACGGTAAAGGACACGGCGCACAACGCCGCTGGTACTACTACGGCGAAGCTGGCAATGCTGGCACGCCCGTCAAACAGGTGGATGGCAAAGGTCAGTTGAATTACACCGATGGCAACGAGCCAGCTATGGCTATGTGGGGAGCTGTTGAAGAAATGGCTTCTCAGGTAGAAGCAACGTGGAGGGAGGTCTGGAATAGTTGATTGATTATTTCAACTCCATCTTCACGGCTGTTGCCAAGGAACTGCGAAAGCAAGTTCCCGGCATCTTTGTCACTGGTGAAATCAATGACAGCAACGTCAAGAAGTTTCCGTGTGTGCAGATAGAAGAAAACAGCAATCTGCCGGTTCATCGGGATTCTGCAAACCGAAGCAAGTATGCCGCCGTTTCCCTGCGTGTTCGTGTCTATTCCAACAAAACAAGCGGACGCATTGCAGAAGCCCGCTCCATTGTGGACATCGTGGATTCTGTATTGGAACCGCTCAATTTCTATCGAAAATCGTTTGCCCCGTTGAATGGGCTGTACAACAATTCCGTCTATCGGATTGATTGCAGCTATGGGGCAACAATCGGAGAGGACGGAATGATTTACCGAAACTAAGGAGGTAAACATTCTATGAGTACTGCTATCTCCGGTCTGAATACCACCCTGTATTGTGGCGACAGCGCAACCGCCCTGACGAAGCTGTGCGACATCAAGGATGTGCCCGACCTGATCTCCGAGCCGAACCTTCTGGATGCCACCACTCTGTCTGACCCCATGCAGGTCAACATCTTCGGTATCATCCAGAGCGACACCAAGTCCTTTACTGCCAACTACAACAAGACTGACTACAAGAAAGTCAAGGAAGCTGGCTACGATGAGACTTCCGAGAGCAACACCGTGAAGTACTACGCCCTGAAGATGCAGGACGGCTCCGGCTTCACTTGGCAGGGCATGCACCAAGTCGGTCTGTCCGGCTTCGGCGTGGACGAGGTTGTGGAAATGACCATCAACTGCATCTTCACCAAGAAGCCTGAGTTCAGCGAGACCCTGACTGTCAACGGCGGCTAAACCGCAAAAATCGAATCAATCAAACCGGGCAGAACTGAACATCGGATTTGGTTCTGCCCCTATTTATAAAGGAGAGCATTTATTATGGCTGCAAAAGTTATCAATTTTCATTCCCCCGATGGCAAGAACACTTATGAGCTGACTTTCACCCGTGACAGCGTGGAAGCTACCGAACGTGCAGGCTTTCAGATTGGCCAGTACACCCAGATGACCAACCTGCTGTCCAACTCCCGCGCCCTGTTCTACGGCGCGTTTATCGCCCGGAATCGTGGCATCAAGCGTAAAGTCGTGGACGAAATGTTTGCCCACATCGACGAGAAGGAAGAGCTGATGGCTGCGCTGCTTGAGATGTTCATGGACGCTTCCAAGTCTCTGCTGGCAACTGATACTGAGGACAAGACCGCAAAAAACGCAACGTGGGAGATTGTGTAACCGCACAATCTCAGGAACCAGACGGAGAGGGGGAACCGTTCTCCTTCTCCAAGCTGTTCCACGATGTAGAAGCCTATTACATCTCCATCGGCATGACTTACGAACAGTTCTGGCACGGCGATGTCTGGCTGGCTAAGGTATACCGTGACGCAGAGGAGCTGCGGGAACGCAGAGCCAACGCAGAAGCGTGGAGAAATGGCTTTTACATGGCATCTGCGCTTTCCTCTACGGTTGGCAATATGTTCCGAAAGAAAGGGTCTAAGCCTATCAAATACATGGATAGACCGATTCCCCTTACTCAAAAGGAGAAAGACGAGTATGAATACCAACGCGCAGTTGAGGCGCAGGAGCGAATCAAGAGAATGATGTTCTCTATGATGGAAAGTGATGGTGGTAGTGATGGCTGATGTTGATATTACGAGCTTATCCGTAGAGATTTCTGCGGAATCGCAGGGCGCAGAGCTTAATATCGACAAGCTTGCTGCCGCCATTTCTAATTTGCGGACAAAGGGTAACGTAGCAAAGGTTTGCAGTAGCCTGGATAAGTTATCTGCTTCTATTTCCGCTCTTAAAACCGCATCTACTGGGCTGGACAGTCTTAGCAAAATCACGTCTTTTATGAACGGTCTTGCTAATGTAGACCTTACTCAAAGCGCAAAAGGCATCCGCTCTGTTGCTAATGCTTTGAACAAAATTTCGTCCGTCAATCTTGGAAACACGGATTTTTTCGGGCTTGGCAGTAAGATGAGCAGCTTAAAGAACGGCCTTTCCCCTATTTCTTCTATTAGCGATTCTTCCATTAAGAGTTTGCGTAGCGTAAGCAGCGCAATCAATTCCATTGCTAAAATCCCAAGCATTACAAAGAAGCTGGACTCTAAAACGCTTGATGATTTTGCGGAAGTTTGTAAGAAAGTGGCATCCGCTATTTCTCCACTCGCTTCCAAGCTAGACAAGGTAGGACGCTCTTTTTCTTCGCTTCCATCTAAAATTAAAAGTGCTGTCAATTCTACAACCCACTTTTCTTCGGCAAACCAGAAAGCAAGTGCTAGTCTTTCAAGCTTGGAAAACCAGTTAGAAACCATCAAGAAACGTGCAGCACAGCTAGTTTCTCTGAAGGCTATTGCCACTTATCTTGCTAATGCCGTTACTAAGTTCAATGACTTTTATGAAGCAACAGACTTGTTCAATAACGCAATGGGCGAGTTAAGCGGTCAAGCAACAGAGCTTATCAATAAGATGGAGTCTCTGCTTGGCATTGACCCGACAGAAGCAATGACAAATATTGCTACGATCCAAAGCCTTGCAACTTCGTTCGGTCTAGCAAGCGATAAAGCGTATATCTTATCCAAGAACCTGACCCAACTTGCCTATGACGAATCGTCCTATTGGAATAAAGATACTGCTACCACCTTTACCGCAATTGCTTCTGCTATCTCTGGAGAACTTGAGCCTATTCGCCGTTTAGGCGTTGATCTGTCTCAGGCACGGTTACAGCAGGAACTTCTTGCTTTGGGATTTAACAAACAGGTTTCTAGTTTGTCTCAGGCAGATAAGGCAGTTCTGCGTTACATTGCCATTATGAAGCAGACTGCCAATGTGCAGGGCAACCTTGCACAGACCATTAGTAGCCCCGCCAATATGGTACGCATTTTGAAGTCTGAAATTTCGCAGCTTGCGAAGGCTGTTGGCCAGCTTCTTTATCCTGCATTTAAGGCAATTCTCCCTGTTCTGATTGCGGCAGTTGACCTTATCAAAGAATTTGTGGTCTCTCTTGCATCTGTGTTCGGACAGAAAATTGAATTTACCGATTTTAGCAAGACACAGAAAGATATTGGTGGCGTGGCCAACGCTATGGATGACACCGCCGATGCTACAAAATCGGCAGCAAAAGCAGCCAAAGACTATACGATGGGTTTTGATGAATTAAACATTATCGACCCTTCACAAAACTCTGGTTCTTCCGGTTCTGGTGGCGGCGCTACTGGTGATCTGCTCGGTGATGTTGACCTTTCCCAGTATGATATGTTCAAAGATTATGCTGGAAGCGCTGTTGATGAGATTAAGGCGAAATTAAAATCTCTCGATTCTTTTCAAATCGGAACCCAAATTGGCGAACAGCTAAATAAGCTTATGGGCATGATTTATGATGCCATCCATTCTGTTGATTGGGCCTCGCTTGGAGCGGTTTTTGCAGATGGCATTAACGGGCTCGTGGATTCTGTAGACTGGGATTTATTTGGCCGATTACTTGCAGACCGATTCATTATCGAGTTTGAGCTTCTTAGCGGCTTTCTGTCTCGGCTCGACTGGACATCTGTATTAAATGCCTTTATTGATGGTTTTTCTGGATTCTTTCACGAACTTTCAGATTGGATAGCAACAGTAGATTGGACTGGTGTTGGGAAGCAATTAACTGATAAGCTTTCCGATGCTTTCCAAAATGTTGAGATTGAAAAGCTTGCAAGAGTTCTTTTTAACTTTATCACTGATAGCATTAACGCTGTTGCTGATTTATTGGCTGGCACAGACTCTTACCAGCTCGGTCAAGACCTTGTTGACTTTGCTATTAGAGCTGTTACTTCTGTAGATTGGGCCGGGTTGGCTCAAGCCATCGGTCGTTTCTTTGGCGAAGCGTTCATTGAAGCGCTCGACTTCATGGGCGGTCTGGTTTCTCGAATTGCCGATTATTTTGAAAAGAAAGTGGCAGAGGGGCCGTTCGATAATGTTGGCTTGAATATCGTCTACGGTATCTATTACGGCATTCAAGACGCAATCACGAATGTTGCTTCTTGGATTGTTGAAAATGTGTTCAATCCATTTATCAATGGCTTTAAGTCTGCCTTTGGAATTAATTCCCCGTCTACTGTAATGGCCGAACAGGGCGGATACATTATCGCCGGGTTGAAGAAAGGCATTACTGATGCTATCTCTAGCGTAACTGAAACTGCGAAAAAAATTCTTTCTGCAATCAAGAGCGCATTTGACAATTTTAGCCTTTTTGATATTGGCAAGAACCTGATTCGGGGTCTTATTGATGGCGTGAACAATATGATTGAAACGGCCAAAAACGCTGTTGCAAATGTTGGCAATGCAGTCATTGATAAGGTCAAGAATGTGCTCGGCATTCACTCCCCTTCTACGGTGTTTGCAGAGATTGGCGGTTACATCGACCAAGGCCTTGCAAACGGTATTGCTGCTGCTGTTCCCTACGTCACCGCTGCTATGCAGGGCGTTGTAAACGCTGTGCAGGAGAAGGGGCAGGCAGCAATTGATTCTGGTTCTTCCCATGCGACCGGATATGTAAACAACTTCTTGGATGGTCTTGACACGGAGTGGCAGCGTATTGATCAGAGCTTGCAATCTGATTTCTTTGGCAGCATTGGCACTCTGTGGGATGCGATTTCTAACGGAGACCTTGAAAAGCTCGGCACATGGGCTGCTTCCTATTTCTATCATGCAATGGATGATGAGCAGCGAAAGCAAATCAAGTCCATTGCCAATAACAGCTTGCAGTGGCTGACGCAGGGGTTGAGTAGCGTTTGGAACAACATTGCCGGTATGGCTTCTAGCTTTATCAGTCAGTTCGTTCCTTCCGCTATGGCTGCAACGTCTGCTCAAACGAGTTTGAACATTGCAATGGATGCAAACCCTGTTATGCTGGTTATTTCCCTGATTGGCATGTTGGTTGGCGCTCTTGTCAATTTTGCCAATAAGAACAAGAGCATCGCTTCGTTCCTGTCTAATCTTTGGTACGGAATCGGCGATTTCTTTTCGATTGTTTTTGAGGGGATTCTCCGCGTTCTCGGAACGGCAATTCAAGGCATTGTTGCTGGAATAAATGCTTTAATTGACGCACGCAATTTCTTTAATCCCTTTGATAAATGGGGGCATATCAGCAACCCTCTTTATGATTGGGCTAACAATGTTGCGAGTAGCCGCGCGGAAAGCCAGCGCAAACGTCAAGAAGCGGCCAATAGTGGCTTTGACGATTCCAAAGACCCAACTAACTACGAACAGCAGTACAAGGAACTTCTGGAAAAATACCAAAATGGTTCTTATCCTGGCACAAAAGAGTGGGATAAAAACAATGGTGCATCCTCCGGTTCTTATGGTGGCAGCACCACTGTAACGGTTGATTTCAACGAAGAGGAAATGCGCGAATCTGTCTACAATGGCACTTACAACGCATTCCTCGATATCTTCCAGCGGTATGGTAACGAGCTGACCGGTGGCAAGGAACTCAAAATTTACCTTGACGGAAAGCAGATTACAGCATCCGTTGAGAAGCGGCAGAACGCTCGTGGACAATCTTTGATGGGCAGTGAAGTTTATAGCTACTAAGGAGGTGGCGGTTTATGGCGATTCCAGCACTGGTAACGGTAAACGGCGTAGAGCTGCCAGAGCCGAGCTCCTATGAAGCGACAACTAGTACCATTGTGGATTCTGGACGAAACGTTCAAGGCAAAGTAGTCGGCTCTGTTGTGCGGCATGATGTAGCGAAGATATCTCTGAAATGGAACTACCTCACCGCACAACAGTGGGCCGCTATTCTCAGCTTGTTCACGACACGATTTTACTGCACTGTTCGCTTTTATAATCAGGCAAAGGCTGGGTATGATACGCGGCAGATGTACGTTTCAGACCGTACATCTGGTATGTGGCGGCGCGGGCCTAAAACCGGTAATGTGATGGGCTGGACGGATTGCTCGATTGCGCTTGTGGAGGTATAGCCTATGGTACAACCTTCTCAGAAGTGGATTAAAAAGTTTTCCGAAACGCTTGTACCGGAGATGTTTGTACGCATCACCTATGGCGTTACGGAACCGGGTCTGCAAGAAGATGCAATTCCTAGCACAAACGGCGAAACATTCTTCAGCAATGTATCCTCTATTGTTGACAGTAAATTGCAGACTTACACAAAATATTCTACCGGAGAATTAAATTTCACTGTTTTGGACGGCAATTATACCTTGCTCGACAGAAGCGTGGAATCGCAAGAAGCTGGTTACGTTAGTGAAAATTGTGTTTCTATTTCAAACCACCCAATCATTACGCTCTCGTTCAGTAAAGTTCATACCGTGACGATTCCTGGCATTACCATTACATGGTCGTCAACGTTCAATGAATGGCCGACAAGTTTCAAACTGACCGCTTATTCTGGAAGCACAGTCGTATCCACCAAAACGGTGTCGGACAATTCTTCTATCACTACTGACATTGACTTTGAAATTGCAAATTACGATTCCATTTCCATTCAAATCTTGTCGTGGTGTTTGGAAAATCGGCGCGCACGAGTTGAGCAGGTGAAGCTTGGCCAATTTATTGTGTTTGAGAAGAAAGACATCTTTTCGTATAAGCATGATTCCACAAGAGACCCGATCAGCGGACAACTTCCGAATGACAGCATTACTTTTACGGTGGATAACAGTACGCAGAAGTGGAACCCAATAAACCCGGAAGGCCTTTACAAATACCTATACGAGCGTCAGCCTATCTCTGTGGAGTACGGCATGGACTTGGACGGAACGGTGGAATGGATTACAGGCGGCAAGTTTTTCTTGTCTGAGTGGAATGTTCCATCTAATAGTATCGAAGCCAGCTTTACCGCCCGTGATGCTTTTGGCTATCTTATGGTTTCCAACTACACAGGAAGAATGTACGGCACTCTTTATGAGATGGCCTACGATGCGCTGGAGCTTTTGAGCGATAACGTGGCAACGTTTCAGATTTCCGATGAACTGAAACAATATAGCACGGATATCACAAAGCAGGATAAAGGCAACTATAAGGATTCTGATATTTTACAGATGGTTGCCAACGCAGCTGGCATGGCAATGTATCAAACCAGAGAAGGCGTAATCGTAATCGGTCGCATTCCTGATATCTCTACTGCAAAAGCAAACATTGCCGGTGAAATTGATATTGTCAACAACTTCAGCTGGCCTGAAATTGCATTTTCTTCACCTTTGAAAAATGTAACCTGTTCGATTGATGTGAAATCTTCCGATGGCTCGAGCACTACAAGCAAAACGTATTCTTACCCAGAAAACCCGGCAGGAGGTGGAGCAACGCAGACTGTCAACAATGAAATGCTGTCTCAAAGCATTCTCGACCAAAGCAGGAATATTTTGACAGAAGCGTACAAAGTGCTTTCCAACCGCCGCAAGGTCACATTGGAATATCGTGCAAGCCCGCACTTTGATGCGCTGGATTACGTCCTTGTTCATCACCAGTTCGGCTATTCCTCTGTACTGCTGACTACAAGTTTTTCTTATCAGTATTCCGGCTGTTTTCACGGGACGGTCGAAGGATATCTCTTGGAAGGAGCTGATGTTCGTTGACCCGGTGGATTACAGACAGAACCGATGATGATGTTGCGCAAGTCAAGGTGCTTGCATCGAAAGCAAAGGCAGGAACGTGGACAGAGGAAGAACAGGCAGAGTGGGCTTCCGGCATGAAAGGTGCTCTAAGCTACATGGACTACAACCGCATTGAAAGCGGTATTCAAGAGATTGCTGCCATCCTGAATGCGCCTGTTTCAGTCAAAACCGACTGGGATGTAAACGGATACCTGACTGTCGCAGATGCTTCCCGGTGGCTTTCCAATATCAAAGCTATTCGTTCTTTGTGCAGTGGCAAAAACGATACTCCCGAAACTCCCACTTCCCTCAATTATCTGCATTATACGATTATCAATCAGGTTGAAGAAATTCTGCTTGATATCGAAACGATAGCCAACAACCATCTAATCTACTGCTCAGAGCCGGTCTGTGGAGGTGAGCCTTACTATGCACTTTGTTGACCGAGAAGCGAAGTACCCAAACCGATGGACAATGACTAAACTGGACGGCTCGTCCGAAGTCGTCACCCTTGTCCGCAATGACGAACCAATCGTTGAAGGCACTCCTATGAATGCCGAAACGTTGAACACTCTTTCAGATGTTGCAGGTGCGGACATTGCAAGAATTGCTGCCGAAAAAGCAGAACTGAACGCAAAACGGTCTGAAATAAATGCTGAAACATCCGCGCAAGAATCTCAGAAGCAAGCCGAAAAGTCTGCTGAAAGCGCCCGTCTTGCAGAACAGAGTGCAAATAAAGGCGGCTGGATGAATTTCGAGCAGAAGAACGGCATCCTTTATATGGTCAAGAGTGATAGCTTAACCGAAATAAATATGCAAGACAATGGCTCTGGAATTTTGGAGGTGACGTTTGAATGAGCAAAACAATCGAAATTGGCCCTTATAGCGCCTATGCCATTGCTGTAAAGTATGGCTATGTTGGCACAGAAGAGGACTGGATTAAAGCAGTCGAAGCGGCTCGAAAGAGTGCAGAGACAAGCGCAGCCAATGCAAAACGAGAAGCAGACGGGGCTTCTACTTCTGCCGCTACTGCCACTGAACAGGCCGGAATTGCAACCACAAAAGCTGGCGAATCTGCCGCATCCGCTGATGCTTCTGCATCCAGTGCATCTGCCGCTGCAATCAGTGAAGCCAATGCAAAGAAATACTCGGAAGAGGCCGGGGCCAAAGCAAATACCGATAAGACCCTGAGCATTGAAAACGCCCCTGCCGACGCAAAGGCTACCGGTGATGCGCTGGCGGGCAAAGCAGACTCCGCCGTTCCGCATGATCTTTCTATTCCAATTACGGGATGGCAGACAGACACAGAAGTTGCAGAGTACCCGCATTACATTGATATTACAGCAGACGTTACGTCCACGACTGTGGTATCTGTCAGTATCGACCCTGCAAGCGCAGACGTAGCCGGTAAAGCTATGCTTGTAAACCCCGAAACTCGAACCGGAGCTATCCGTATCCGTGCACACAACATTCCGACTGCGGAAATTTCTGCCCGGTGGTATCCCATCAAGTATGGCGGCCAGTTCTATGGTGATGGCTCCATCTATTCCAACTTCCTGCTTGCGGCACATCCTGTAGGCAGTATCTATCAGACCATCAGCCCTGAAAACCCGGCTGTAACTTTTGGCGGCGGCACATGGGAAAAGATTGCGCAAGATAGGGTGTTAATGGGCGCAAGCTCCACCCATCCCGCAGGCACTACCGCAGAGGCGGGACTGCCGAATATAACGGGTAATATAATTTTTCGGCCTATCGAATCGGAATATAGTATCACTGCTACATACGACCCAAATGGTGCATTTAGTCAAACTGTGGAAAAAGATAAGTATGTAAGCTTTGCATCTGGAAAACAAATTATAGGTGCCGCAAACGTCGCCCTTGATGCCTCCCGTTCCAACCCGATCTACGGCGCATCCACCACCGTCCAACCCCCGGCATACTTTACTTACACTTGGCTTCGTACCGACTGAAAGGAGATACAATGGCGCTAGGAGAACTCAAAAACGGCATTGGCCCTGATGCCTATGCTATCTATCAGCAAGTCCTTGCGGCGGTAGTCGAGCGAGACCACCCCGTGGGCAGCCTGTACATCAGCGAAAACGCTACCAGCCCGGCAGAGCTTTACGGTGGGACGTGGGAGCGCATTGAGGATTGCACTATCTGGGGTGCAAGCGATACGCATCCAGTTGGCACAACGGTAGAGGCGGGGCTGCCGAATATAACGGGCAGAATGAGTGGGTTTTATAATGAAATGCGGGGAGAATCCAAAGCTTTGTATTATGGCGAAATGGTCAATGCGACGAAAATCAGTTCAGCCGCATGGGAAAAAGGTAAGACGCTGTATTTTGATGCCTCTCGTTCCAACCCCATCTACGGCGCTTCTGATACCGTCCAGCCCCCGGCATACTGTATGTACATCTGGCGGCGTGTCGCCTGAAAGGAGACCTTATGAAAATCATCGACAGCAACGGCGTAGAAATCGCCACCCCCGACCTGACGAAAGGCTACCTCAAGCAGGAGACCCAGACCATCCACCACGATGCTGTGGCGGGCGTGGAAGAGGTCAGCCACTACGAGACCATCCGTGAATATCCAAACGGGGGGAAAGACGTAAAGAAAGTCGTGGATGTCAAAGCTGTTCCGGCTCAGGATGCCTACGACGAAGAGGTGGAAGTGCAACGGTACATCTGCTACACCACCGAAGAGCTGGCCGCACAGGAAAAGGCCCGCAAGGAAGCAGAGGAAAAGGCACAGCTGCCCACCGCAGAAGAGCGCCTTGCCGCTCTGGAAGCGGCTATGCTCGACCTGCTGGCCGCACAGTAAGGAGGATACTATGGTTCTGTTCTATGTGACCCAGATCAAACTGCACCGCTTTGACGGCGCTTTTACCATCGACAACGTACCTGACCGGTACAAGGATGCCGTGATGAAAAAGCTGACGGAGGAGGGTTTTTATGAGGTGGAAAGTAATGCTTGATTTCCTGCGGGATATTTTCTCTGCGCTCTCCCACGCTGCCGGTGACAACGCCGACAAGGAAGAGCCTGCTCCTGCACCGGATGTGTCCACAGTGGACACTGTGACCGGGTGGGCAGGGGAACCGCCTTACCGGTACATTGACGTGAGCCGGTATCAGGGCACTATCGACTGGGCAAAGGTCAAGGCCGCAGGCTACAAGGGTGCGATGCTCAAGACGGTCTCCACCAACCGCAAGCTTTCCAAGCGGGCAGACGGGCTGTACATCGACCCCACCTTTGAGACTAATTACCGCAACGCCCGGGATGCCGGGCTGGACGTGGGCGTGTACTACTACACCTACGCCACCAGCGAGGCCATGGCCGATGCAGAGCTTGCCCTTGTGCGGCAGGCGGTCTACGGCAAGGAGCTGACCCTGCCTGTGGCGGTGGACGTGGAGGAAAACAAGCTCAAACCCATGAGCACCCTCGACCTCACCAACCTCACCGCCTATGCGCTGGAACAGGTGGAGAAGATGGGGTTTTACGCCCAACTGTACACCTACACCGGTTACAAGTACGAGCTGGACATGGCTCGGCTGTCCTCTCGGTGGGACGTGTGGCTTGCCGACTACACCGGCAAGACCCCGAAGGTGGATTTTAAGTACAATGCCCACCAGCACACCAGCAAGGGCGCTGTGCCGGGCATCAGCGGCAACGTTGACCTCAATGTGACCACCATCAACTACCCGAAAATTATCAGCAAGAAGGGCCTGACCCGTCTCCGGGAGGGCAAATGACCGAAAAAGAAGCTTTACTGTGGGTGCTGGGCATCCTGGGCAGCCTGTGCGCCGGTGCAATCACACTGGACAAGGTGCTGGACATCATCCACAAATACCTCAAAAAAGCCAAAGAGCCGGACGCGGCGCAAGATAAGCGACTGGACGAGATGGACAGACGCATCAGCGCCATCGAGCGGGGGCAGCTCCAGCATGGTGCAGCCCTGACCCGCGACCTCGGGCGATTTACAGAAATTGACGAGGTGAACCGCCTTACTCTTGAAGCCGTTCGTGCTTTGCTTGAATCGCAGCTGACCGGAAACAACGTAGCAGCAATGCAAGCAAGCAAAGCAAAAATTGATAACTACCTGATGGAAGGAGTAACAAAACATGGAAGCAATGCTTAACTTTATCCCCGCACCTATCGCACTGGTACTGATGTTCATCGGCTTTGCCGCGCTGGCCGTTGGTGCCATCCGGCTTGGTTACAAGCAGTACGTCAAGCAGTGGGCGCTGGAGCTCGTGACCATCGCTGAGGACAGCATTATGGGCAGCGGTCAGGGCGCAAAGAAAAAGGCACAGGTCTTTGCCGCACTGCGCGGCGCACTGCCGGACTGGCTGAAGCCTTTCATCACGGATGAAGTGCTGGACAGTGTGATTGAAAAGGCTGTCAGCATGATGAAAAAGGCATTGACAGAGAAAAAGCCCGCGATCGGGAAGTAAGGAGGACATCATGGCAAGCACTACATACGAACCGCTTAACCCGTGGAGATGCTCAAAAAGCATTATCCAGACAAATTCTGACCGCGCTGGAACAGACGTTTGTACAGGTTACCATATCGACAATGTTAACAAACTGGTGACGTTTTGTCACCATTTTGCCAGCATTGGCAATATGGTGCGCAACGCCGGAGAGCTGCCGCAGCCTTTCTGGCTCGGTGCTGCCTGTGGCGGTGGCTCGTGTAGTGCTGCCCGCTGCGCTGCAAGGACTTGATCGACAGCAGATGACCGCCGCCATTAAAAGCGCACCGCTTGGGAGGGTAGACCGTAAGATAGCCTTACTGCGGTACGTTGAGCGGCTTCCGCTGCCGGACATTGCAGCACAGACACATTACAGCCGGACGGCGATAGGCTACCGGCTCAAAAGCATTGACAAAATGCTTGATGTGTGATACTGTAATCTCAATCGGGTGCGTTTTTTCACGAAAACGCATTGAAGCGGCAGGCTTTCGGGTCTGCCGCTTTTCTTTTTGCACGATTTGTGGTATAATATGTCCAACAAATCCACCCGGCCTCTCGAAGAAGCACATTAGGGTGGATATCTGAACCCGTCAAGCCTCTCAACGATGCGTATCATGGCGGGCCTTTTAAGATGATACATTCTCCTGCCCGCCTACTTGCAGTGCGTATCATGCGGGAGGCGCCTTTAGACTTGAAAGGCTGCGGCCTTTGTAGAGAGCGGCATTGCCTGTGGGCGGTTCCGTTCTTGATTTTACAAAAAAATCCCCTGCTTTGCCGAAGCCCTGCGTTCCACGCGGGTTACTTTATAGGCAAAGTGGGGGATTTTGTATTATTTGCACTAGTTTTGTCAAAAGGCTTGCCGTAAAAGTTGAAACGTGATATTTTAGGCTTGCTTCCATTGTGAAGCCCTTAACAGTTAAGCGCTCATGCGGATTTTTCCGTGTGGGCGCTTTTCTTTTTTGTCCTTCGTTGTACCTTCGTTGTCTTTCGCTTTTTGCTGATGCGGTACACTTGGAGCACAAGGAGGGATGTATTATGAGCTATTATCCGACACCCGGAGCGCCCTATGTTCCACAGCAGCCTGTCAATCCGTACGGTGGCATGGGCACGGTAGGGCTTGCCACTCCCCTACCCAACACGCAGATGCAACAGGCACAGCCGCAGCGTCCGCAGCCGATGAATGGGCAGCAGCCTGTTCAGCAGTCGGCGCAGGAAGGTGGCTGGTTGCTTGGTAGACCTGTTTCCAGCAGGGAAGAATTTCTGGCAATACCGTCCGACCTGTACGGCAGACCGACCTACTGCCCCGACCTGCGGAGTGGCGTGATCTACTGCAAGCGGCTGAACCCAGACACCTGTGAATCCTATGTGCAGGAGTTCTACAGCCCGGAAGCGTGGCGGCAGATGCAGGCACAACAGGCACAGCAAACCGCCGCACCGACACAGCAGTATGTGCCTGTTGAAGAGTATAACGCCCTCGTCCACAGGCTGGATGAACTGGAAAAGTGGCAGAAGAGCTTTTCTAAGCCCGCTACCACAGCAAAGAAAGGAGAATAAGCAATGCCATCTCCGTTTGATATGATTACTCACAGCCCTATCATGCAGCTTGCGAACCTTGCCCGTGCCGGACAAAACCCGATGGGGCTTATCCAGCAGTTGAGCGGGCAGAACGCCCCTATCATGCAGGGCTTGAACCTGATTCAGGGCAAGAACGAAACGCAGCTCAGGACGATGGCGCAGAACCTTGCAAAAGAGCGGGGCATCGACCTGAACCAACTGGCAAGCGTCCTGAACCTGACGCTGCCCCGGTAAAGCATCCCTCTAAGCGAAACGCTTCTCAGTTTTGCGGACTTGATAAAAACCGCTTTTATCTGGCTTCGCCCATCGCATACGGCGGTGGGATAGCATAACGCAAAACTGAAAGGAGTTTTGTTATGGACGATTTTGCAACTGGCTATCTGGCTGGGCAGGACGGCGGCAATAACAACGGCGGATTCTTCGGCAACGAAGGTCTGTGGGCTGTTATTATCCTCGCCATCATCTTTGGCTGGGGCAACGGCGGCTACGGCAGGAACGGCGGTGACAACGGCATGAACAGCTACATCCCCTATCTGGTTGGTACTGGCGCAACCGGTCAGGGCGGCGCAGATACTCGTGCGGCTCTGTCTGAGGGCTTCTACCAGCAGGACACTTCCCGTTCTCTGGCTGGCATCCAAAGCGGTATCTGTTCTCTGGGCTATGACCAGCTCGCACAGATGAACACTCTCAACGCTTCCGTTGCGGGCGGCTTTGCTGGTACTAATCAGGCGATCTGTCAGCTCGGCTACCAGAACGCACAGCTTGTGAACGGTCTGGAACGCAGCGTGTCCAACGGCGATAATGCCATCAGCCTTGCTATCATGCAGGAGGGCAACGCACGTCAGGCGGGTCAGACTGCTATCCAGACGCAGCTTGCATCTTGCTGCTGCGAGAACAAGCAGCTCATCGGCGACCTGAAGTACACCATTGCACAGCAGGACTGCGCTACCCGTCAGGCTATCGCAGACAACGCTCGTGCCATCGTGGACAACTGCAACGCCAACTTCCGCAGCATGATGGACTACTTCACGCAGGATAAGATCGCCACTCTGACCGCTGAGAACCAGAGCCTGAAGTTCGCCGCTTCTCAGGATCGTCAGAATGCGCTTCTGACCACTGTGATGTCCCAGCAGACCGATACCATCCTGAACCGGGTCAATCCTCGTCCGATTCCCGCTTATCAGGTGGCAAACCCCAACGTGGGCGTGAACTGCTGCGGCTGCTAACCTACACACTCCCCGATAACACCGGGTGAACCATCGGGGCAGGGGTAAGACACCTCTGCCCCTGATTTTTTAGGAGGAAAATACTATGGCTTGCAAAACAAGCTGCAAACTCTGCCCGCACTTGGTCATCAGTCAGGCAGTCACGTTCGCCAACGACACGCTGACCATCAACATCCCTGCTGGCGCATACCAGAACGGAGAGAAGTATTGTATCGTGGTCGCTCAGAGCATTCCGGACACGGCTACCATCAACGCACCTGTGGTTATTACCATCGGTGCAGGAACTACCGCATACCCTCTGACCGACTGTAACTGCGCTCAGGCGACCGCCGAGAGCATCCACACCCGCACCCGCTACGCTACCCGTGTGGCAACGTCTGCAACCGGAACCGGCACGTTTAAGTATCTTGGCTGCTTCTGCCGTTCCCACGCCGGTGCGCCTGCGTCCATTTCTTGAGGAGGTATAGATTATGGGCAAGACTAATTTTCGCCGCATGATGATGCTCCGCGACCACGACAAAGACCGTGAGCCGGAACGTGACCGCCTTGAGGAAGAGCGTGACCGCAGGGAGCGTGAGCTGGAACGCCGTCTGCGTAAGCTGGAAGACGGCAATGACCGCCATCCTTACTACCCGCAGGAGGAGAACCGCTACATCGACCCCTACCCTATCCCCCGCTACCCTGACGTAGAGTATGGGCGCAAGATGCCGCAGATTGGCTTCTCGCAGAACGGAGACTGGGATAAGCGATCTGGACAGTATGAGCATGGCGGTGCAGACAGCCGTTCCATCAAGATGCCACGCAAGCACCTCACCCACGATGAAGCGGAGGAATGGTGCGACAGCATGGTCAACGCTGACGGCACAAAAGGCTGTCACTGGACACTGGAACAGACACAGGATGTTGCCAAACAGCGCAATATCACCTGTGACCCGAACGATTTCTGGGCTGTGATGAACATGATGTACTCGGATTATTGTCAGGTCGCAAAACGCCAGTCCGTTGACACTCCGGGCTTCTACGCTGACATGGCAAAGGCGTTCCTTGATGACACGGATGCCGTAGATGGCAAGGCATATCTCTACTGGGATTGCATTGCTGATAAGTAAAAAAGAACCCCTGTGTAGTTTTTAACGGCTACACAGGGGTTTCTTGTTATCTCCAAATCATAAAACACTTATTGTCTACACAATCTTGAAGGATTTCTTTGAAGTCTCTGAACCTTGCGGGATTTTCTCTACCTGCATATCCGTAAATAATGCTATCGTCATAATCGCCTATGGCTTTTAAGATTTCCTTGCAAGCACCATATCGGATTTTTCCATCGCAATCAGACTGGTAAAGGAAGTCTGCAATTTTAATCGGAAGCATTTTGCTTTCAATCAATCGTTCTGTTTCGTTATCGTACGATTCAAGAGCATGTTCTTTTTCGGGAGATGGCATATCGAAAATGTCATCAAGTTTTTTATAGTGTTCTCCGACTTCCGAACCAACAAGTTCTGCAACTTTCGTTCTCAACTTGAAAAAGCCGAAATAGCCCACATCCATTTCACGCCCAGTCTTTTTGCATTTGATGGTTACGCCCATTCGTCAATCCTCCAACGAACTTGTGTAGTACAATTCCATATCTGCCTTGTACATATCAAGTTGTCTTTTGCTATCTACAAGCGTGTTAAAACTAAATCCCGCTGCAAAAGATACAGCAGTGGATAAAATCAAGTGCGCTGCGACCCATTTTCCAGCAAAGATAAAAGGAATCTGAATTGCTACAGCAAAAGCATCGAACAAAAGAACGTAAATGCCACGGTTAACCATTTTCTGTAAACGGAGAATATTTCTTTCGTAAAATTCCTTCGACCTCATCATGCGTCAATCCTCCAAGAAATTTTTCAGT